CCGAAGCCGCCGCCCCAGCCGCCAAAACCTCCCCATCCAAAGATAGCAAAGATCAAGACAAGCCAGATAAGTGAAAAGCCATCACCGCCCCACATATCATTGGCGCGATTATTAGAGCCTGTAGCGGCAGCAATGTCGCTAAGACTGTAATTAGAACCATTCATCATGTTTTTAGTCTCCTTAAATATTATTTACAATAGGAGACATCCGCGGCTGTCGTCCCAAATTGTAGCGATTTTTAATCACCCAATTATGGGGAAGTGTTATAATCCAAGGAATTTCTGGATAATTCCATCTGGAGATAAATGTTTTTCATTGAATACATTTTGTTGTATTTGATGTAGCTGGTCTGCATCACCTTTTTTATATAAATCCAAGGCATTTTTCAATGTTGGATTGTTTCCTGCAAATTTACTCATATCGTTCATCATGTTATCCACACTTCCGAACCTCTGAGAAATCATTTTCTCAAATTGCTTTTTCATCATGGCATTAGGATTGAAACTCATCTTTGCTTACCTCCGTTCTGCTTAGATACCGATGTCTCCGACATTTGTGTCGGGAACATGTTTTTTATTTCAGAAATCTCAGAGCAAACATCATTCCGAAGCTGATTAAACATTGCTTCAATGTCAATCTGTTTTTCTTCCTGCTTTGGATATTGTTCTTCTGGATTTATAAGCCGGTAAACAAAGATTCTGCTTTTTCCGTCTGCCTGCAATTGCTTTTTATATATTTCTGTTCCATCTGTCTTTGGATAGTAAACAGGGTTGCCAGACATATCAACGTCCTTTGCTTTTACAGTATCAATCCCATCAACCATCTGTCCTTGAAGCATTGGCATTTGCTGCATTTGTTGTACAGGCTGCTGCATCTGCATTTGTCCATATGGCATTGCCTGTTGATAGTTATTCTGTAATTGTGCCAACCTGTCTTGATACGGCTGTATTTGTCCGTAAGGGTTGCTCATCATTGGCTGTTGTGGATAATACGGATAACCTGCCATAATCTGTTCCTCCTGTCCGGGATTCAAGAATCATATCCATATCATCTATAGAACGATGCTTTTCCCATATACCCTCGTAAGGGTTTCTTAATATAATCATTACGTTTTCTCCTATGATTATATTATATAGGAAGGAACACTGTATTTGAACGTCACTATTTCGCCACATTTCCGCCATTATACAAAGAAAAGCCCCGAATATACATCGGGGCAACTTTGGTAATTTTCTTTTTTATTTTTCTATTGATTCGGTCTATGGTTCTGGGACTGTACCCCATTAATTCAGATGCTTCCCATAATGTTTTTTCGCCATAAGCCCGTAATCGAAATAATTTTTCTTCACGTGAATCAAAACCTGCTTCTTGCAAGTAAAATTTTCTTTCATCTTCTGAAAAATCCGCATAATTCATATAACTCCACCGTCCTCCCTTACAAGTGGAATCGATTTGTTACATAGGAAATACACCGCTCAACATAAATCCTACAACTGCTCCCACGACTGCTGTTATAATGCATACAATAATGGTGTCATAACGTTTGCCAGGGACTGCCATGAGGATTTTTAAATTGTTGTTCATCTCATCGACTGTTTCTTTGATATGATCTAAGTCATTGCTATACAGGGCAGTCTTCTGTTCAAGTTTATTAATTCTAGAATAAAATTCCTTGTGTCTTTCAGACTGCTTTTCCTGCATATCATGAATATTTTTTTCAATTTCTTCGAAGCGGTGATTGTTAAAGCACTCATGTTCACATCCCATCGCTTTTCCTTTCTTTCACTCCCTATAAGATTTTTGCTCTTTCCCTGCTTTAACGAGCAACCCTGCAACGTGCCGGGAGGAAAAACACATTGCGTTCCATCCCATCTTTTTTAATTGAAACTTCCAGCAAAAGGAAAAACACCATGATTAATATAAATTTCGGTTTCAGATTCCCAACTTCTATTTACAGAAGATTCAGAATGTGATCCTTGGAACTCTGCCCCCTGTTTAACCAGAAAGTAAAGCGCCAAGTCAAAAATACAATCATAGCATTTTTTCATGTCGTTTTTGATTTTATCATCAGTGTAACTAGAGGGGTAATTTCGCTTATTTTTAAATGAACGAATTGCCCGGTTTACAGAAAGAGTGAGTATGGACTCAGATTCTGGATTATCTGCTAAATAAAGTGATAATTCTTCCATAAGTTCTTCATTCATTTAATTCACCGCCTCTTTCTGCGTTACTGCTGAGATAATATTTCAGAAATGATACCAGCCTTATTAGTTGCTGTCAGGGCATAGCCATTATCACTTGCAAGCTGTCTTAACTGTGGCACAGTCATATTAGACAGCTCACTTTCTGCGTATTTATGTGTTGATTCTTCTGATTCAACACTTGCTACAGACGGTGATTGGCTGTTCACATTGAGACTATGCCCGGTTATTCCCCCTTTGTACCGATAACGATACCGCCATTAGCTTTCGGAGCAACTGGAACGAACATACCGGACGCTTTTGTCCATACTGCAACCGGATCCTGTGTAGCCCACATGGACAGTGTTACGAAAGAACGGTTTTCTTCCTGAATGAATTGTCTGTATTCAAGTTCTTCTGGTGTTACTCCCCAAAGACCAGTACCGAAAGAACCGTTTGCATCTGCTTCATACAGAGTAAATACATCTTCTTTGAAGTATCTGCCTGTTTTAAGAGAGCCATCTGCTTTTCTGAAGCGGAATTTCTCATCACAACGATCAATTGTGATTCCGTATTCCTGCATAAGCAGATTTGCAAGTTCCTGTTTTGTCAGAAGACGTTTATTGGCTGCCCCCAGAACTGCCGTTTGCATAGCAGTGTTATTTCTCATGTAGTTAATCATTTTGAGAGAAGTAAGGGCTTTATTAACTACATAACCATTGTTTTCTGCTACGTCCACCATCTTTTGGATATCACCCATGATGTCCGCATCTGGACTAGACCAGTCTGTAAGAGTGACTTTTGCACCAGCCGGTACGCCGTAATCAATATTCAGATCTACACTGTTTTCTTTAACTTTTACGGCACCTGTAGAAAGGAACTGTCCTTTCATAACATTCGCTCTGGCAACAACACCTTCAAAAAGGTTAGCTGCATCATCAAATACAAAGTTTTTCAGTGCTTCATTATCCGGCACACCGTTTTCAATTGCCTGCTGTAATCTTTCGGACTGATTGATTTTTCTCTTAATAAAGAGTTTTTCAGTCAGAACTTTTTCGAAGCCCGGTCTTGTTCCGATTTCTGCTTCAGTATCAAGCGCATGAACGAATGCCACTTCTGGCAGTCTCTGTCCAGCCATAAGTCTGTAGTATTCAGCTTTCAGGTACTGGGTTTTAACATCTGGAAAAATGGTATCAAGGATACCAGGTCTTTTTACATCAAAACTCTGGGAGAAATTAAGTCTCTCTTCCTCTGTGATGGATTCTAAAACATTAAATGGCATTGTTATACCTCCTTAAAATACTGGGTCTTCTGTAGTTACAAAAACGATTCCTGATTTCTCAAGTTCAGTTTTTGCAGTTTCATCAACTGTTACTGGAAGTCTTTTTTCAAGAACGCGCCCTGCAACAATCACAGAAATCGGTCTCTTAGTATCATCTGTCATATCAACATCTTCAAACACAATGCCGATTGCGCCTGTTGCATTTGTCGGATACACGGAACCTGCTTTGATAATTTTCTTAGTTCCAACTGTTTCAGCATTTGCCTGATCTGCTGTGTAAGTTTTGAGTACTAATCCAACCTCAGATTCAAGGATGTTAGGTCTGGATTCATACTGCTCAGTTTTCATAAAAGCCATATCTTTTTCTCCTTTACTAAAATTAAATATTTACCGGGGCATTATCATCTGCTGCCTTGGCTTCTTGATTCATTCTTGCTGAGTATGCTTTCGCATATTCAGATGCTTCACTTTTTTTTGTCTCTTTACCGCCACCAGCTCCACCACCCGGATTAGGTGTGTTTTTAAGGGCTTCTTTTTCCCATGCAGCTTTTGCAGTATCGAGAGTTGTTTTATTTACCTCGGTAATTCCATCAACAAAAGTCTGGGCTTCTTTGAGTGCATCTTCTGCATTCATATTGGAAAACGCTTTGATTGCACCTGCGTAGGCATCACCTTGCATTCCTGCATTAGCAAAAATGGAAGTGATTTTTCCTGTCAGTGCTTCTCTCTGGGAAGTTGCAAGTGCGGATTCAAGGTCAGAAATTCTTTTCTCGTTTGCAGCTTTTTCTTTCTGACGTTCCAGTTCTGCTTTTTCTGCATCAGTCATGTTTTGCTGTTTCAGCTCATCAAGTTCTTTTTGCAGTGCTTCTGCCTTATCAGCTTTTTCTTTAAGGGAAGTGTTTTTGTCTTTTTCCTTTTTTACTTCTCCTGTGACGGAATCAAGATATTTGGTCACCTGTTCATCAGATGGTTCCTCAATTCCCATACCGATAAGTACTTGTTTTGCCTGTTCTCTTGTCATGAAATCTCCTTTCTTCCAGACCAACACACTTTGTTCACACGGTTCGCTCCGCACATGATCTGTGCCCGATTTGCGCTCACGGGCTGTTGCAATATTTTTGAGTATTAAAAAAGGAATCTCAGTTTTCCAAGATTCCTTAAATAATTAATGTAAAAATCGTCTATTCTTCACCAGTGGAAGAAATTGTTGCTGATTGATTTTGAATTGATTTCTGACTAAAATCTTTAATCAATTCTTGTGCTTTCTTCATTTCTGCGTCTGGGTTTGCCAGTTCGGGATAAACAGTTCCAAGATATGGTAAGCTCATTTCATATACCTTTTGCGGATCGCTGAATAATCCACAAGTAATCAATGCAATAAGCGGGTGAATTTTATTCTTGAACAGATAATCAAGTGCCTGTGCTTTAACAAGCATGTTATCTGTTGGGTTTCTGGTGATTTTGACATCAAAATCTCTGGTAGAAATCTTGACATCATTGGAGGTTTTGCGAATGATGTTGAGAATAATTCTGACAGAAGCTTTTTCGGCTTCTTTTGTGAATGCTTCAACAAGTTTGGCATCTCGCTCTGCAAAATCCCATCCATTACGTAAATATACAGCATTACCAGTATCACCACCGGTGTTGCTCTGGCGGTTTGGCATTGCTTCTACAATCAGCATATTATTGTAAATGTCGTCTTTAGCAACTTGGCTCTCCGACTGGTTTAATTCCGCAGTCATCAAGTCAACATCTGACTGAACACCGTTTCCAGCATCTTTTACAGATATTGCTCCTAGCTTGACCATTTTCAAAAATTCATTCTCGTCAACTTCACAGTTTTTGAATTTCATAAATGCTTGAACAAACTGTTCAACACCGTTTAATCTATCCGACTGATACTTGTTGATCGCATCAAATGCTGTAATTGCAATTTCGACATCAGATAGCCGGTCATGGTTGTTTGGATACTCGATAATTGGGATTCCGCCAAAGCCATTAATGCCGCTGACGGTTACTTGTCCGTTCTTTATCTTGAAATATTGATTTGAAGAATAGCAAAGATAATATTGCTGATTCTCTTCATCTTTCAATATTTGAACAGATAGCATTGCTTTTCCTGTGTTTCTGGAATAAACAATATAAACATCTCCCGGATACGGAATAAAAATTCTAAATGGTGGTAAATCACGGTCTTTTGTCCAATCGTCTTCTCGTAGAATTGCTTTGTATGCAGTTCCTACGGCACTCTGGTATATTCCAAGCTGAATATTTCGGGCATCCGCATTTGCTTCGTCCAGATAATCATTCAGCAGGTCGACCTGCTCATTTATCTTTTTATCTGCTTTTTTCTTTTTGCAGACATATTGAATAGGTTCTCCATATATTTGTCCTGCCTTAAACTTGACAACTTCCAGAGCGTGATTTTCGACAACTCTGTTATTTACTTCCGGTCTCACAAGCTTTTCCCGATATAAGATTGGTTGGTCGCCTTTGTAGTACCGATAAAGATAATTAATCATCATTCTGTTTCGATTATGTGTACCAATCGTATCAGATAGAACTTGAACAACATTTTCGGTAGTAATTTGAGCTACGCCAGTGTAGGCAGTTTTTCTGCCAAAATCGCCTTGGCATAGGTCAACAAAATTACTTTTGTTTCTTCCCACTGCCTATACCTCCTGTTTTTGAGCATGAAAAAAGCACCGAGTTTTCGCCCGATGCTTCATACATTTTCATCATATATTATACATAACCGGAAAGTTATATTCAGTAAGAAAAGGTGTTAACTTTTAAAATTAAGCATTTCTTTTACGTAATTCACGGCTCTTCCATGGAATTGTTTAATATATTCTTCGCTGTATTCCATTTCATCCGCAATAACAGTTAGCTTTTTTCCCTCTATGTATCGTTTGTACAAAAAATCATAATATTGGGGATTTTTCACGGATTCTATAACATCTATAAGTTTCTGTTTTTTCTCTATAAGTTCTACCACATCATCAGCCAGTTCACGCTGTGCGTCCACCAGTTTTGCTATGGTATCGCCTATTTTGTCTTGGCTTCCTGAAGTCTGAACGCGTTCAATGCCATATGCCGAAGCACTAATACTGGTGGCAAGTAATTTTAAGTGCTCAATTTCTTCCAGTTTGTTATTTATAACTTTTTCGTATCGTTGAATTTGATTCAGATACTCCTTTATATCCATGCTATCTCCTCCCCCACATAAAATTCTTAGTTGCTGTAACTTCTGCAAATCGTTTTTGAGTCAGAGTTATCATAAGTTGTGTAACACCATCTGGTGCATCGTCGTGATCGTTGTCGCCAATATACACAAAAGTGGTCAACTGTTCCATTGCTTTTGAATATTCCTTGTTTTGGTATTTAGGTGCCAGAAATATGAATCTTCTTTTAACATCTCCAGAGTACTGATTGATTTTTTCTTTTTTAGCTTGCTTTGATGGAGCTTTTGTGCTGGTAGTGCTACAAGCATATCCATGTTCTTTTAGTCTTCCGCTGACATAATAAGCATACATATCGCCACCATTGTTAGCTTCGAAATTGATAGATTGGATCTCATTTCCCATAATTCTTCCGACAACCAGTGGAAGTGTGACTTCCTTCGGACCTGTATTAAAAATCCAGTCATAAATGTATACATCTCCGTTTTCAAATTCCGCACCAACCGGCATGGACAAACTATCACCACCGCCCCACGCAACGTCACAAGCAGATACGTTCTTTACAAATCCGCCCTCTGGAAGAATTCCATTGTAATATCTTAGTTCATCTTCTGCGAACATGATTCCTTCACGCAAGAATGGTTTCTGTTGATATTTAGCCTCCCATTCGTTAGCATCAAGTCTGGCTTTCATATCTACATAATACTTCGTAGAAAAACCAACTCCATAATCATATTCAAAGTTTGATTCACCATCGTCATTCAAGGCAGGAATCTTACGGAACCGATACAATGGATTATCTCGATTGAGCTTTTCAATTTTGCCTAATGGGTCGTACAGGTTCCATCTTGTTCCAACCATCAACTCTCTTGCCCCATCAATTTTACGGTCAACCATTTTGTTCAGATACTCTTGATAGGTATTCTCCAAACGAGTAGGGCTTAAAGAATGCTGCCTGTCTCGAACAAGGTCATCCACATACAAATATCCATCAGACGAAATATCAACAGCACCCGTCCATGTTCCCTCGATACCGCGGCAAGTCATTGTGGCGAATCGGTCTGGCTTGTCCAAATTTATCTCAAAATCATCGGCACTTTGCTTTTGCAATTTTGATTTTGGAAATATCTCACTGTAAGTGTATTCTTGTGTGCTTATGAGATTCAGAAGCTCACCATAGAACCCCTTGGCCAGTTTTCCAGAGTGACCGCCCATTGCATTGTGGCTGTTTGGTCGTCTTCCCATTATCCACGACATAAAAAATATGCACATAGTACTCTTACCAACACGACTTGGTAACGATAGACCGTAAAATTCAATTATCCTATCTTCCAAATCCTGTAAATCTTGAGCGACTACTTGGAGTGTTTTTTTTCTTGGGATATAGAACTTTTTGCTGTCCGGTCTATTCTTCTCCATGTATAACAAATAACTCTCGAACACCCATGGGGATTCCAACAGTAAATACTGCCAGTAAATATTATCAAAATTACCGCTTCCAGTCAGTGCCGCGTTTCTTGCTGCAACTGTATGAGCGTACCGACTGACTTTCATTGCCATGTTCCGTGCATCTGGATTATCTTTGAAAGGAAGGTCAATATTCATATTTAACAGCAGATCAAGGCAATCTTTTTGGTTTTGATAGACCGTCATATCGCCATTAATGATTTGATTTAAAATTGCCCGATACCATTCAAGCGAGCCTTCTGTGAATTTTTGCATAAAAATAGAGCCAGACCTCCTTTCTTCTTAGGATTTAGTCTGGCTCTCATGTGGCTCTCTGACTGATTTATTTATTCTTCTCAATAATAATTACTTGACCTTCGAAACCAAAATCAGTTGATTGGTCAAATGTATGTGTTTCGGCTGATTCGTTATCTCTCATTGGTCGAGTAAGATACCACAAATCATCGTCTTTCCATGTGATTTCTTCCAGTTTTACACCTGGTTTTAATTTTATTGTGGTTGTCCCACCCAAATTCTTTGTTGTCGATTGACATGCTGTTAATCCAAACAGCATCATTGATAATAACGCAGCAAAAAATATTTTCTTCATAAACTCTCCCTTCATCTCACTGGAATCCCTAACTGTTTATAAGTAAATATAGCTGTATGCTTTTTCCCGCATTTGTAGCAAGTTTCCGTAATGGTGCAAGTCTTTTCTTTATCGTCACATTTTGATTCTGTATCTGAACTTTTGAACTTGCATCCACCTGTCAGAATACATTTAATCCGTTTTATGTTCATCTGGTTTCTCCAAATAATTGATAATTTCATGTGCGATATGTGCCAATTCCATTCTGGTATGTCGCTCGAAAAATTCATCAAAGTCAATTTTGAATACTGAATCAAATTTCTGTGATTCATTGATTCTTTTTATAGTTTTATCAAGTTTTGTTTCTGGATAAGGCGGGTTTATATAACAAGTCAAAGGATTATTTTTATTATGTACCTCCGAATCGCATATAACCGAATACCATTCAACAGCAGTTCTTTCTCCTGCGTCTTTTTGAATTAGAATATTTGAAAGTCCTCCAATATAACATTTTATGACCATATCATCATTTTTTATTTTTACTAAATATTCCTTTTGGAATTCAAATGCAGTGTACTCAGTATAAAATTTTAAAACGGTCTTTGTAATGGGAGGATAAGATGTAAGGAGAATTTCCTCAATATCAATCTGCGCATATGTTTCTATTCCAAGTTCGATGATCTCAATCGGAATCCTTTTAACCACAATTCTCATACATTCACCTCGAACTCTTTCTTGCAGTTGCTACCCTTGCATTTCAATTTAAGATGCCGAATTTTTGTCTCTGGGCTAATCAGAAGTGCTTTCTTCTCACAAAAAGGACAGCAATACCACAACTTGCCATTGATGTTCTTTATTAATGCCCGTCCGTCCCACGGCTCCGGTGGGTTCATTACCTGAGAAAAATCTATCCCCTCAGATTCAAATGCTGATTTGATACTCATTAAAAAATCTCCTTAAATTTTCTGCCGTTCAAAACCATTGTCTTTGTTTCCCCAATACGGATATTGCTCTAAGCATTTTCTCATATGCTCGTGCGGATATGATTTCGCAAAGTCAGCAATTTCTTTGACAGGTGCCTGTTGTATCTTCGTCCTCCATTCTGGATAACCTTTTGTTTCTACGCCCATGTCAGTTCACCCCATGAACCTTTCTTAGATTTGCATAATATCGGTCAACTATCACATCCAATGCGGTCTGAAGCTGATTGATTGTGATGCAATCGGACTGATGCTGTCTGTGATATTTTGCGATTTCTATAGATTCGTCGTAAAATGGTGTATCTGTCTTTTCGTCCACCTGTTTTTTTAACTCGTTATTATAAGCACACATATTATCCAGTTCAGCCTGAAGCTCATTGATTTTCTCATTTTTGTCCAGAATTTCATGTTGCTTTGCTTCGCTCTCATCAGCCAGACGAACAACTTCTTCTTTCAGCTGATCTACTGTCCATGTTGCCATGTCTTCAATTCTCATAACTGCCTCCCTTAGATTTTGGTAAACGTTTCCATATCATAGTTATCACGGATATAGTCCACGCATTCACACAATTTCTTACGCAAAACTAAATCATTTGCGATGTCTGGATGCAAGGTATATAACATGCAACTGTTTTCTTTTCCGTCTTTCTGAAACGAATCCTCGTGAGATTTTTTGTCTTGTGTCTTATATAGAGATTGCAGAGTTTCTTAATCATGGCATCTTCTCCTATCTTGTAGACCACGTAACTATTTTATTCTTGCACTGTGGGCATATGATATATTTCTGCTTACGTCCACGTCCAGATGGCATATTTGTAGAAAACATTTTTTCTATGCATTCTTCTTTAACATCTTCTTTTTCATCGTATTGCAACACTGCTCCGCATTTTCCGCAATTTATTCTTTTTAATGTTCCAGGAACTAAAATTTTAATCATTCTTTTCTCTTTCCTCCCTATGTTTCATCTGGCACTCAATCATCTTTGCTACATTCTCACGTTCCTGTTTTATTCCATGTCCTTGACGGAACAGTTCGCATTCAAGGATATTCCCGCACTTGGAACATTCATCGTTGATTTCTTTACCTGCTATTCGCATTTCCATCCATCCTGTACCATTCTAGGCTTGTATATTTTCTCGGTGTATCCCTCACCGTTACATAAGTCGCAAGTGACTTTTATTTCTTTGTAATCATCGCAACACTCCCAGTATTGTGCACGATTTACTCTTTTGATAGTAGTTCCACTTCCACCGCACTTCGGGCATCTATGAATTTTATTTCCTTGTATTAGATTTACAAGGTCATTAAGAGTTGTTTCTCCACCGTATACATTTCTCAGACGTATCACTTCATGAATTTTCATTCTTTACTCCCTCCCAACATTCACAGCTATCATCAAGACATCTAAAATCTGCGCAATTTTCACTGTCACCATTACAGCAAACGCCTTCGTATGTCGCGTACCATTTACATGTACAACAATAATCTTTTTCTTCCATAATCCACCTCTCTAAACAAAAATTCCAGTACACGGACTTGAACCGTAACTAGCCACCCAACGTGGAGTACTGGAAACCATTCATAGAAAGGTAAGATAAAAATGAAATCCTTCCAATGATTGCAGTTCATTGGAACGGTGCATCCGTGATTCGAACACGGACAACATTTCTGTTGGAAGACTTAGCAAGTCTCTCTGTTACCATTACAGCAATGCACCACTTAACTAACCAAAGCTGATTTTATTGTATCGTCAAAAAATCAAAAAAACGGTGGGAACCTTATTCGCAAGAGCTGCGCCCACAAGTGGAATTGAACCACTACGCTGCACCTAACTCGCTCCGTATGTTTTATATAAGAAAACCAGGAAGAAACCACTTCTCTATCCTGCTTTATGTGGATTTTCAGCGTATTTGTACCGGCAATCCACAAACCGACTGTTTCTTACATCTCGGACAGCTTCCTCATATCCAATATTTACAGATTGGATAATGGGAGAATGCGGAGTTGAACCGCCCTGGTACTGTTAATCAGCCCTCTGCCCCTTATGGTATTATTCCCCCAGAACCCGGAGATTGTTCCGGGTTAGCAATGATTTTTTCGTGTTATGCTTTCCACTAGGCAATTTTTCATAACTTGGACTATCGTATTTTTGCCAACCTGACGGCTTTTTGGTAACCGTGGTATGCTCCACGGAGTTGTTTCGGATATTATTATGCCTTTTAACTTTATGCTTCTTGAAAACTCCCTGCCATCAATGTGCACTTGTGATGGCTTATTGAAACTAAGAAACATTTATCGGACGGGAAATCAGATCAAGCACAAGCCTATGCCGTTACATACCTTTGCTCATTCTGATTCACATACGCTCATCCGAAAGTTTTTTCTGCCCATAAAACGGATGGGTAGCATACGGAAGAAATGGAAATTCTGAGATTCGAACTCAGGACTTCCCGGTTATGAGCCGGGCGTTCTAACCGCTGAACTAAATTTCCTGAGTAGAAGCAGTCTCCCGGATTGCAGATTTTGAGTTGATTTGCTTCTACTGTTGCGGTTCTTTGCCACCAGCCGCAACAAATGTCATGGATAAATAGAGTACATCGTTTTTACGATGATTCCCATCCGGGACATTTGAAGCCCCTTTAATCAGCTCCGTTGAGCTAGATGGGTTTTCGTCGGAGGGTCTATGTAAAATAAACCATTGCCAGGTACATGCGCAACCTAGCAAGCTGGGCTAGTGGGATTCGAACCCGCGAATACAGCAGTCAAAGTGCTGTGCCTTACCACTTGGCGATAGCCCTAGAATCTTTCTCCCACTCCGCACCATTACAAAAGCAGGAGAAAGAATTGAATGTGTGATAATATTTTTATTATATGCTCTACAATTGCAACACAACTTATGTGGAGAATCAGCGTTTAAATAACTAAGTTGTTCTCTTTTTTGTAGAGTCATATTTGCTAAATCGGATGTCTCGATCGTTTGCTTGCATACCGCTCCACTACCGGACAAGCGTATCCTTTCGCATTGCTTATATGATTAACCCGTTCTTCGATAATAAACAGGATAATCTCCATCGAAAATGCTAAAAGCATATTTTACCTCGCTGTGCAAATCAAAACTGTATTAAGTATCATTCCTGCTTCCATCAGCAAGAAGAATGCTGTGGAAAATTGATTGCCTTTGTAATTCCGGCTCATCAAAAATGCAGCTAATGTAGTAAATATCAGAATATTAATTGCCACTGCGATAATGGTCAATGGTAATCTCATTTTTCCTCTCCAATCATGAAATTAAGTATCTTCTCTGCGATTTCTTCTTCCGGCTCAAATGGCAAACCACATGAATTATAAGCAATTAAAGCAGATTTTAGGCTTGCTTTGAATCCGGCATAAATTTCTCCGTGCTGTAACAGTTCGTGCCTTAAAACTGAAATCGCATCAGTAATTGATTGAGAAGTGAAACTAATTTGCGCCAAGCACTCCATTTCAATATCCGGTTCTGCCATCATCTCGAATACAAATGTCGGAATCTCGTCAACAGCAACATGGAAATCAACAGACTTTACTCTTGGGACTTTATTCCCATCAATAAAACACTGCGTCCCTCTCCAATCATACGGTTTAGGGTTCACAATTTTCACAACAGGCATCTTTGAATCCCCTTTCCTGTGCTTCGCAGTACACCAGAAGATGTTCTGCAATCTCCTGAAGCTGATTTGTGTCGTATTTTGCAAAGGTCTGTGGTTCTTTATCATGCAATGGTGACAATGCACCGAATTTGCCAGGTTCAACGGTTATTGTTGCATTAATCAGCATGGATGCCACGTCAACTGGTTCGTCGGGAAGTAATACGTCCTCCTGATTTTTATGCACGCCCATAAAGAGTTCGATTCCATCTGCTTTCATAATCATGTAATCGTGAACCTTGTCAAAATCCGGTTTTTCTTCTGTGATAACTGCTTTTCCGTTTTCGACATATACGTAATAAATTTTTTCATTACAGTTCATGCTTCCTCTACCTCCCCAAAATATTTCTTGTACAATTCATAATCGTTTTTTCCGAGTAAGTCTTTGACTGTAGATTTTTTCTCTATACGAAGACTGCTATATGTAGTAAATACTTTTATATCCCGAATGCAGATTCGCTCGCCCTCAGAAATTTTACCACTAACACGTTCCGTATCTTCATCAGCAGAAAACCATCTTCCGTTTTTTGTCAAAAAATAAGTTCTGCATCTTGATATACTAAAACAAATACAATTTACGCTTGTTGGATCACTAAAAACCTTTTCTGCTTTTGATGTGTCGTATAACCTACCGTCTTCCAGAACGGATTTCTTGTGGTTTGTTATCTCAATCTCGTTATTTAAGATAATCTTATCTGAAAGATTCTGGCTTTCATCCTGTACGGTCAAACCGCCTTTTTTATTTTTTAAAATTTTTTCAAGTATCGACATTTGCCTACCTTCTCCGAAAATATTCTGCCAGGGCTTCCCTTGTGATCTGTGATATACTTTTACCAGTTCGGTTCTTCTCAGCTATGAGTTTTCGTTCTAGCTGGTACGGCAACCGGATTCTGATTGATTCGCCTTCGGGTTTATTATTTCTCATAAGCAGTGTCCTTAACTAACAATCTCAATCGGGCATCCAAGCTGTTTTTCCAACTCAGCAATAGTAATCTTTCTTGGTTTCATTACATCAACATCAACACGCCGAATAATGCCTTCTGGAGCTTTCGCAAGTCCTTTGCCAGAAAATTTATCTATTCCCTCATTTACAAATATGCTTAAATGCTCATATCCATAAGCTCTGCACCATCTTGTAGCTGAATCAACAATTTTTCTTAATTCCGTTTCAGGATCACCAAACAAATCCGTGTAAGAAATAGCCTGTTCAAATTCTGCATGGCTTATCGTTGCTGGAATTAAAATCTGCTTATATGGACTTCCGATAAATCTAAAGAATCTGTTAGTAATTAAAGCTTTTTCGCCTTTTGGTAATCCAAACCCTTGTGCTACAGCTTTTTTAAGTAACTGTTCCGATTCTAAATCACTTTTTGTAGTAATAGCCTTGTTTGTAAAATCAATCATCCTTTTCCTCCCCTAAGATTTTGTATAATGTTCCTCTGGAAACTCCAATAATCTCAGCAAATTGAATTTTTGTAATCTCACCATTCTGCCATCTGGCTTTAGTATCTTCAAAGAGTTTTTTGTTAATCTCTTTCTTTGCACGTCCTTTATACTTGCCCTGAGCCTTTGCAATTGCAATACCTTCTTTCTGACGCTGACGGATATTTTCCCTTTCTCTTTGTGCTACATATGAAAGAAGCTGAAGCACGATATCTGAAATTAATGTGCCTGTTAAGTCTTTGCTTTGGCAAGTATTAAGTAGTGGCATATCCTGCACAATGATGTCTGCGCCGATTTCTTTAGTGATTTTTCTCCATTCGTCGATAATTTCTTCATAATTTCTTCCCAAACGGTCAATCGAATGAATTACCAGCACATCTCCTTTATGCAGTTCTGAAATCATCTTCTGGTACTCAGGACGGTTGAAGTCTTTGCCGGATTTCTTATCCATGTAAATTCTATCAACTCCCTCTTCTCTCAATGCTTCCATCTGTCTCGCTTCGTTCTGGTCAACTGTTGATACTCTTGCATATCCTATCTTCATATATACACGCCCCCGTTTCTTTATAGTTTAATTATACACCATAGGGTGTGCTATATCAATAGTAAAATACACGTTTGAGTGAATTTTGTTTGATTTTTATAACATTTGCGTTTATTATGTAGATAGGAGGTGTTGTCATGGTATCTCAAAAAGTTAAGCAAATCATGAAGCTGAAGAAAATAACAAATGTTCAAGTGGCTGAGCATCTAGGTACTTCGCCACAAGCACTTGCAAACAAGTTTTCCAGAGAAACGCTTTCTGCAAATGAGCTTATTGCAATTCTGGATTTTCTTGGATGTCAGATTGCCGTTGAAGCAATCCCAGATGTTATCGTAAAATTTAATAGTGACGATTTGAAAAGGGAGCCGTAATGGTTCTCTTTTTTTATGCCTTTTTATCTGGCAAAGAAACCGTTAAGGCTTACGGCTTGTCGTGTTGCAATCACTATCTCTGCCATGTTGAGGGTTTGTTGTTAAAAGGGCGTTTTTTAAATTTTGGGGCGGTCGGGGCACTCATTAGGCCGTTCGGGGCATCCATATACACCCCCTCCCGGGTCTGTTCCTGGTGACGCTGACCGGGCAACCCTTTGCCCCATGGGTTCCCGTTGTCCCGGTCTTAACGCTGTTTTTCGGATGCCTTCGGCAGTAGCCAAGGAGAATTATTGTACTTTTCTTCGTCATATTGCACAACTTTTCGCGTTTCCGTGCGTGTGCATTATGAGTACACCCCAAAAGAACATTGAGCATTGCTATATATTGTGTGCTAATCTAAGAAAGCACAACATATTGTTATAGCTCCGGCTTTTCCATCTCTGGAAGTTCCAGGACATTCTTATACTTGTCTGCGATCTGTTGGGCGGTCTGTTGCGGTATGCCCTGCTGCTGTCCTGCTGGAATTGGTGCCGTTTCCGCCATGCCGTAAGCTACTTTACAAGCAAATATCAAGTTGGCATTCGTGCCGTCCTGGTTGTGTAGCTTATCCAACGCAAAGGCTCCACATGTTTCTTTCCATTTTTTCACCGTTATGCCATGCGTTGAGGCGGTTCTGTAGTCTCCGTTCGCCCAGTCGCTAAACGTCATGTTGTTAATTCCAACTAATATTCCAAACATTTGTAAAGTAGGTGATATACCATATCTACCACATACACGTATATATATATTAAATATACTGTCTAATAGTTCTATATCATTATTACTCGGTTTTTCAATATGATCAGCAATATAGAAAAACATATCAATGCGATTATTAGCTATATCTTTCTTATACTTTTCTATACTGTCATAATCTTCTTGATGTATGCATAATACAGTGTTTATATACTCATCTACCAATAACCATATTTTATTTTCATATACCTCTATATTTTGGGATGCTGTTATAGTATTTGAATCTTTCACTGTATCACCTCACTTTATAACGTTAATCTATAAAAATATTGCAAATAAAAAAAGCACAGAAAAACATGTGAGCCATTGTTCCGGCTCCTGTTATCCTGTGCAAAATGCGTTAAAAATATATTTCGTTTTCGTGTCTATTAACAGTATTAACATACAAGTTGTTATTCTGTCAACTATTAATTTAAAACTTTTAGTCAATCTCATATAACAGCATATACTATATCTATGTATATTATATATGCTATATATAATATTATATTAATCAACTCAGCCTCTGGAATCTAGGAAGGGACAGGGAATAACTATGATTATAGATATTCATAATCCATAATATTAATATATATATAATATTATAATAGGGCATTTTGAACACACAAAAAGCCAGACCTTCCGGTATCTGATCCGGCATGATCTGGCTATGTTTATTTCTGTGTTCAGTTACGATTCCGCTTTGTCAGCCCTGCCCCTTCCTGAGTTCCGCCGGCTTCGTTGTATCGAGCATAGCAGAACGGTTTTTAAAAGTCAAGCAAAAATTGTCGTTGACTTTTGCTTTTAATTGTGCTATGAATAATTATGTCAGGACTTTGGCGGCAGTTCTGCACCTGTCCTAAAAGCCGCCACAAAAAGCATGATAAAAGCCCCCTGGTAAATTCCAGAGGGCTTATTTTTGTTAAATTTCTAGTAAAGTAAATGACCATGTAAGAAGGTCTATTTCTGCATCATATTCTATTTTTTCTTCTTCATCTTTGATATTTTTAATATACATATAGCGGCCGGCGCTATCGTTGAGCCGTTTAATTTGATTCCCGGCAAATTCTGCATTTTCCGGCTTGCTTGTAATTTCCTGTAATTTCTGAAAATACTTTTTATTAACTTCCTTTGCTTTTTCTATGATTTCGGTGTCGTTATTGATTCTTTCGCCGATTTTTCTAAGTAATTCGTTAAAATGTTGCGTGTCTTTTTCTCCGTAGCCTCTAAATTTATATGCCTTCATTGCTTTCCCTCCCTTTATTGTTTGGGGCGATTGCTCGCCCCGTTTCTTATGCTTCGATGTCTTTTTGTGTGTCCTCTTTTAACTCTCTGACCAACTCAAGAGCTTTTTCGGATTCGCCATTTTCAAGATATTTTTCGATCTTGTTAATGACTCTTAAAAGTTTTCTTGCATATGCAACAAATTCTTTCATATCTTCCATATTTTCCCCTTTCTATAGCCTATAAGGTTTGATTCCTTACAACTATAATTATAATGTTTTGTGCCTTATATGTCAATAGTATTTTGTGCCTTATTCAAGTATTTTCTTTTCACGTTCCAATTTTTCTGCAACAGCTAATTTTATAAAATCGTTTATACTTTTATATCCTGCTTTTGTTATTGCTTCTTTTGTGCCTATTTTGAACCTACAATTGACACGCTCAAATTTTTCATCGTAATTATATACGGCTTTTCTTTGTGCGTCTGTTGTCTTTCTTTCTTCTGGCATTGTTTTTCCTCCTTATATTATGTTATTTACATTATATATATTTTGTGCCTTATTTTCAAGTGTTATTTTCTTTTCTTAATATATAATAGGGAGTGCTGGTTTTCTGTTTTTGTGCCTTATATATTTTGCACAATTTATGTCCTTATTTTGTGCCTTATATTTGTATAGTATGTATATTGATTTTGTGCCTTATATGTAGTATTATAATATCAACGAAGGGAACAACAAAACAGAATAAATCAGGAGGAAAGACAAAATGAAAAAAGATTATTTAAGTAAACTTGGCTGGGTGGTCTTCACAATGATTGACCGTACCACACAGGACGACCGAAAAAGTAAGATCCACGTTGCCGGGGCTTTCAGTTATCCAAGCAATGCGGAAGACTTTATAAAAACTCTTCCTGTCGGTCATAAATGGTATATTTTAGATTTTGACCGCCTGGAACGCTTCGAAGAATTTTACAATTATGTTCAGGATATAAATGAAAAATATGGAGAATATGCAATATTTCATATTAATGATGGGGGATTTACCGTTGATGAATTAAATTATTTTCGTTATATCCTTGATATCTGGACAGATACAAAAATTAAATAATTGCCCTCCGGCGGCGGTCAAGCCGTAGCCCCAACGCAACCGCCGGACTTTAAAAAAATAAAAAGAGAGGTAAATGAACTATGAAAAAATACACACTTGAAACATTAAAGAAAGAAAACGAGCTTTTCGACAGCTATTATGGGCTTGATGAATCAGACGTGGAAAAAGTAAACCGTATTATCGAAATGATTGAAAGATCACGTTCTATAGACGTTATTCAAAAATATGATGTAGTAGAGTACACAAACGAATACGGGGAATATTTCCCAAAAGCAACCGCGACAATGAAGAGAGGGGAAAATATAGAACTTTGTGAAAATGCCGGAGTGCATTTGAGTATTTGCGATAGTAAGTTATGCGGTAGTGTTTCAGGCGGTGCATTCAACCATCACAAAGAAAACGAATTTGCATATAAAGGCATGTCAAGCAATACTTTTTGGACTTGGGGAAATGCTGGGGCTTGCGCAAATGGTGGAATTTATTTTGCTGCAACAGTTAATTTGTGGGAGTGTAACGATAATAAAGAAATGTTTTCCACAAAAACACATGATAAATATTATTTGTCATATAGAAAAGCAGAAAATAACAGAGATTATCAATATTTTGCTTCTAAAGCTGGAATGAGTAGCTATGCATGGAGAACTAAAGAAGATATGCAAGCATGGTTGAGAACTAAAAGAGCAGTTGTGACCGGAGAAAATACATGGGGCGGCGCTGTTATCTGGACATATAAAGAAATAGAACATCATTGTTCAAATACAGAGTACGACGCTTTAGAAGCACCAGAGGATATTTTCTTAATGAACGGAAGTAAAAGACGTTGCAAACGTATCTATGATGATAAAAATTATATCTTACATACTTATTTTGTATGGTACTGGGAAGACAAGACACAAGAATTTTATACAAGAATGAACAATCAAAACAAAATTATTGATTCTTACGAGGTGGATTATCGTAAAAATGAAGTTAATAAAATCGCGCTCGAAGAATTAAGAAGTGGAATTGTAAAGCCGCTTGAAGTTAAATTCAATTAGGCCGGCAAGCGTACCGGGGAGCATTTCCCCGGCGGCCTTTTAAAATAAAATCAGGAGGATTAAAAACATGAAAAAATTAACATTAGTAGAATACGGATGCGCGGGAACAGGCTACAGAAACGGATCAGATGTACCAAATTGCAGAGTTCGCGCAGAATTTGACACGTTGGACGGTCTGCACGTTATTGCAGATTTTGGCGGCTACCAGAGACGCGACGCAAACAAAAAAGGGTGCCCAGTGGTGCAACCTAACGCGTTACATGTAGATGGCACATATTACGACGTTGAGGGTTGCGGACGCTCTTACGAATATAGACTTGCACAAACGGGGTTTGACTTTACCCGATTCGATTTTACAAAGGCTGGGATCTTGGCATTTATAAACGAGGTGACCGGGGAAAATTATGCAGAAATCGAGTTTGCAAAAAGAAATTAGGCTTGTTTGAACTAAATAAAACAATTCCGGGCGGGAGCTTTCCCGCCTGTTTTTCAATCAGAAAGGGGATTATATATGATAGACAGAATTATAAAACCAACGTCCAAGCAGGCCGTTGACGCAATTTTAAGCGGTGATTTTTCCGTTGTTGATAAGATTAAGGCAGCCGCAAAAAAGGACGCTAGAAAAGTGTTCGATGCCGTTTCTTCTGGTGCTGTCTCGCTGATCTGGTACGACTTGCCGCCAGTACGTTGCCAGTCTGGGGTGGTGTCTGTTATGCGGTATGCGTTGCATAGATCACCCAAAAAAGCGGATCATTTGCAGCTTTCCTGCATGGAGATCAAGGATGGTCGTATAATTCCAACTTCTGACCGACAATATAATATTCTTGACGGCTCCGGGTTCCTGGAATTCTTCCGGGACTTGCCAACGATAACAAATATATATTATTTAGAGCAGTAAAAAGCTGCTATTTTTCTCGTGCCCTGCATCCGCTCCGGGCGGCGATGGTTCGTGACCTGTGCCGGGCTTTTTTCTGTAGTGCCTTTTATTTGCCTTTTAACGGCTTCTAATTGCTTCATGGTACAATTTTACCTTATACGGCTATAAAATCATTTCTAGGCTGTTTTACGCAATCAATTAAAAGGATTGACGGAAAATTATAATGGGCGTATTATGGTTATATATGTCAATGTGGATAACTGCCAGCTTGGATTCTGTCCAGGTCTATGGCTGCATCTATTCCGGATCGCTTCGGGCGTTCTTATTTGTGAACCATTTTTACACGCTAATTTTCTGGCAGTCTGTCCAGCTTATGCAGTTCTTGCCGGTTTATTATCCTTGCAAGCACTTATTTGGCATTTTACAGCCGTTTATATGCTTACATGTGTATTTATTTTATCGACTGTAAATGTAAAATTGATTTTAGACACGTTTACGGGCTTACTATATATATTTATAGGTGTGTTTATGTTTCTGTTTGTGCTGTAACGCTGTATTTTGGTTTTTAAGCCGTTTTATATCGTCACCCGATAATATATAGGCTTATGCCGTTCGAATTGATTTTAGGCGCAATTATGTAATTAATTACAATGTTCCTAGCATGATCGTGTGCATCGGATGGCGGCATGCTTTGCCGCGGGTATATTCCTTGATGTATCATCGCTTTACTATGAAGCCTCACGAGCGCTAATTTTCACAGACATTTAAAAAGGCCCGAAGCATGGATTTTGAACGAAAAAAATCATTTTTCCATGGATACGGGTCGTTTTATAATTTTTATTTATTTGTAATTTTGTACAAATATTTTTATAGCATCTATTCTGGGACTGTAGAAAATGTAAAATTATTTCAATTTATTTAGATGATCTACTTTACCAGTGCTTCTTTTCTTCTTTATTGCGGTTCCACTCTTCATCCTCTGTTCTCGTTCTTCCTGTTTTTTGGTCTTCGATTTCTTTCTCAATGAGTTTCCAGTACTATACCCCATATTTTCCCTCCTTATCCTTGATCTTCTGACTTCTGGTCTTGAAATTGATGATGTCCACGTCCGTATTGAGTTCAGGTGGTATTTTCCCTACAACGATAACTCGCAGTGGCTCTATGCGCCTTTCCATTTCTTTAAAGCCTATACAGAATTCTTCTCTGGATGCTCTGGATTTAATTCTTCCATTGGTGCAACATGCTACGGTGCTTCTTTTTGGCACACCATCAAAAGCCCAGTCATAGCAATACTCTGGCGGTATGCTTACGTTCGGAATAACTTTAATTCCGTTCATGCTGAGATAATGAGACAATGCATGATTACGGTACTTCTGATAGATATTCATTGCAAATGGCATTCCATTCTCTCCCACTGCCATAGAAAAGTCAGGGCCTATCACGCTATGGAAACATTTTAAATGTTCCAGGTATCTGTCTGGATTATTCCAAATTTTTTCAAATTCGTAGTCGTGGATGTAGAAATTCACTGTCAGCTTGCGGTGATTCTTAATCTTCGGGCTGAAGCTATCCTTGAAATCCACAGTATCTTCGCCCGGATGCCCTGTGTATCTATCTAACATCGGTATCTGATATTTTCCGTCCAGTTCTGCTCCTATAATCATGTATTCTCTCATTACATCATATGCGGTATGACTAATTCCTTGTGAGATCATCGTTACCCTCCTGTTATTTATTAACATGATACGTGCGGCATTATTAGCACTTACATAATGCGACTCCTATGGCATATAGTTTATGCTAAAATTTTTTTAACTGTATTTCAATATTTCCATTGACTATAATTATTTTTGATATTATAGTTTTTAATATACGGTTTTTGTTTTGCTTGTCAATGTGTTCCCACACATCGGCAAGCTTTTTTATATTATCGTATACAAATTCTTTCTTCTGTGAGTTATCCGGGCTCTTCATCTCGTTCTGTATTTTTAGTTTTAATTCATCTATACCGGATTCCGTTTCTTTTATCATCTCCAGAACCGTATCATTTCCCTCAGCATAAAGAGTATACAGACGTTTTAGCTTCGTTTTCTCTTTTTGGAGTTGTTTACTCAAAATGTCTAGACAGCTTTCTCTTTCTTTTGGCTTATGCGATGATAAATTGAGGGAAATCTTTAAAATCTCATCTTCAACCTGCTTTTCAATATCTTCTGCCCACTCAAGTGAATTGCTGCAATTCGGATTGTAATTTGGTAAGTACGACATTCCATTATCTCTTGAATAGCAATAAATTTTATGCTTCCCATGAGTCCACTTCTGATATCTCATCTTGCATCCGCACACTCCGCAATAGCACAGCCCCGTCAAGAGCTGATTCTCGTGATTAACGCAGAAGCTTTTACTTTGCTTACGAGTTTTTCTTAATTCCTGGGCTAATTCGAATACTTTAATATCGAAAATTGGTTCATGTCTTCCCTTATATAGTTTCCCTTTATACGGAATCATGCCAATATTTACAGGACTGGTAAGAACCTGTCGTGTAACAAACTCGCTTTTAAATCCTATCAATTTCTGTATTCGAACATCAGAATAACCGGATATATACAAATTCATAGCTCGCAAAGCCATTTCTTTGCGTTCTGGTATGGGAACTAAGATTCCGTCTTCTTTGCTATATCTATAGCAATAAGGGGTGTTGCCACCTCCCATCCAATATCCCTGTTTCACTCGCTCCAGCATACCGCCACGCATTCTAAGCAGCATAGTATTTTTGTCAAGTTGCGCAAACACTGCCATCATCTGAGTGTATGCTTGCTCCATTGGGCTGTCGTAGCTTACACTATCATGAACGCATCTAAAATCCACCCCATTAGGTATGAATACACGTTCAATTAAGTATATTCCATCGACCATGCTTCTTGATAATCGATCTAGTTTAAACGCTACAACACATTTTAATTTTTTCTTTGAGCAATCATTAATTAAGCGTTGCAATGCTGGACGATTCATATTCGAACCTGTGAAGCCGTCATCCTCGTACCAATCAGATATAATCAATTGATTTTTTCTACAATAATTTTCAATATCTCTTTTCTGACTGTCTAATCCATTTCCCTCTTCGGCCTGTTTTTCTGTCGACACACGTAAATACGCAACACATTCCATGACTATTCCTCCTTTGTGTAGAAATGTGCCGCACATATCATGTTACGACACATTTTACACTACAATATTTTTGCGGTCAACCTAAGCATTCAATTATGATTTTAATAATTTCTTCTGGCAGTTCAATTTGTTCGATGTCAATTTCTTTTCCATCAATCGTAACAATTGCCATATGCTCACCTCTCATTTCACAAAATCAAAAATATTCATCTGTCCTTGTATTTCTTCTATTTCATCTTTTGTAAAAAATTTGCAGGCTGTCCAATTCGGATTCCAGTCAGCATCCAGTTCGTAATTTAAGCATTTGCATCTTTTAACGTTTTTAAACATCCTACATTCAAAGCATTGATGTTCATAGTTCGTACCGCCCGAACGCTTGTACATTTCGCTGATTCTTCTCATAGGCTGATGTCCTTCCATAATTCCGGGCATCTGACAAAGTCATGCTCGCATTCTGCATATATGACGCATTTGTGGCAATCATGCCTACCAATTTGCTTTGCGTATTGTCGTATTACTTTCCTACATATAAGCACCAGTTCTGGCGTGATATCTAACTTTTCGTCTTTGCCCTCCATGCTTTTCTCCTTTTCTTTGTTGCTGCATATTCAAATTTGCCTTCTTTTACGCAATCTCTTGGGTCACATCCTCGACTATGGCCGACCATAAAAATATAATCGCACGGTTGCATTTTCCCTGATGTGCCGTTTGATTTCGGATAGAACTTGCAGTCTGTGCATTGACGATTAGTCAAATTCTGAATTTCTTGTGGCGTCAATTTTCTCCACGGTTTACGCTTGTTTTCCATTTTCACCGCCTTGAATCTTTTTGATAAGTTCCTGTTTCATTGCATCCGCTATGTGTTCCCTGACTGATTCTTCAGGAAAGGGGATTTCCAATGATCGCTCTAAAATTCTGTTTGTAATGCGGTCATCATATTTCAATCGGGAAATAGGATAATTACTGGTGAAAATTGTGGTTTTCTTGTCCACATACCGACCATTGATGATTCCGTAGAATTTTTCATTAATCCAATCTTTCCCAGATTCCGCACCAAAATCGTCAATAATCAAAATATCCGCGTAAGTCAAATCACTAATCAGCTTATTCTCTGCGTTTTTCCCTCGTTCTCCCCATGTTGACTTTATCTCATCAAGAATTTTTAGGGATGTTGTGAATTTTACCGATTTCTGATGCTTTTCTATCATCTCATTTGCCATGCTACATACAAGCCTTGTCTTTCCAGAGCCTTTAGTATTTGAATATATGTACAGCCCAATTCCCTGTTCCTGCATCTGTTGGATATTTTCGAGCCAATATTTAACAGCTTTTGCCGCCTGTATGAATATTTCCTTACTTTCTGGAAGTTGATACACGCTGCTTTTCATATTTGAAAATCTGCATTCTTTGTACATATCCGGCATTTCAGCAAATTGCAGCTGGTTCTGCATGATCATCTTCTTTCTGATTCCGCAATGGCATTCTTCACAATATGGAACGCCATTATCGTCCCTTGACCATATCCAACCAGAACCGCCACAATCAGGACAATCAGTCTGCAAATGGAGTATCTGAGATTTTGCTTCCTCCGCATTGATCGAATGGGATAAGCGGTTTGACATGCGCTTGAGCTGTTCTACCGGTTCCATGCTTGATGTCGCCTCCTTTTATAACATTGTAGTTTCCTTCCAAAACTTTTGTAAAATTATTCGGCTTTACGAACCAGTCAAATGTTATCATCCATCCGCGGTTATTCTCTCCTCGCAGAAAATCACTGTAGCGAACGTTGTTGATTGCACTAAGGACTTCATCAATTCCGTATTCACGGATTCGCCCTTTGAGTAACTGACATCTTTTTGATGATGGTTTAATATCGCGTATTGGATTGATGCCAACTTCCTGTAATTTGTTCCATTCTTCGATGACGCGTCGGACATCAGTCTGACAAATAGTATCTTTAGATACTATTAATTTATTATCTTTCTCTTTATCTATATCTATATCTTTATCTAAACCTATATCTTTCTCTGCGTGCGCCTTTGTTGCGTCTTTGTTGCGTCTATTGTGCGTCTGACGGTTTGAACGCTCTATTAATTTGGTATCGTCAATAACATTTCCGCTTGCTAATGAATAGCTTCCATTCTCTTTTAAAAGCAACATCCTCTTTTCGTCAATATATGAAGTTTCCGTGTATCTATCTCTTGACAATGTGTTATGCATTCGCCAGTGTTTGATTACTATTACACCGTCTTCAAACGTAAGAACAAACCTTTTTGCAATCAATAATCGCAGATCATCTTCGCTTGCTCCTGTGATTTTCATTATCCTTTTTGGGTTTCCAATAAATCCATCATCGTCAGCCCTCATATTCAAATGGAAATATAAGCATTGCGTTGTTGCCGGCATATCCAAAAATGCGTCACTGTCAACAATTTTCATCGTAAACATTCGTTTCTGTGCCAATTCTAAAATTCCTTTCTCCAATTCCTGGTTTTTCAAAAGTGTTTATTTTAATTCAACTTCCATTCCATTGATTTTCAGTTCTCCATTTACCGGAATTACAAGAGATGGAACGCCGTTTATTTCTTTCAGTTCAATCAGAGCAATTTTATCTGGCTGGATGCAGATTGTTGCATCTGGTGTTACAATTTTTACAGTTTTTGAATTATGAATATTGTCAAGAGCAACAGGCTCATTGCTGAAATACATTTCCCAGTTTTCTTTGAAATCCGACAACTTCTCGTCTGGAACTCCGCAATATCCAAAAATCTGTTCCATTTCATCACATGACACGGTTACCATCTCCGGGCTGTCTTTCTTCTGCTCTCTTACTTCCTGCAAAGATTCAACCAGACTTTCCGCGAAATTGAATGTTGTATTTCCTTCGAAATTGTCCATCATAAAATCTGAAAAGGCATTGATCTCGTTGCCGGGTATACGGGGAATTGGTGTACCAAGAACGTTTTCAATGAAGTCGGGATGAATATTCTTTATGTTTTTGTTGAAATACAAGGTTCCATGAATATCAGTGCTTCTGTCATTGAATACAGGGAATAAGAATCCTGTTTCTGGTCTTGAGACTACCCAATCACGAATTCTGTCTTTGATGTTATTTTCAGCCACATCATAGCTAAGCCCAGCCTTTGAAAGATTTACTGGACAAATGCTGCACAGAATGTGTTCATAAATTTCTTCTGATGCATCGTGCATTTCGGTTCCATCAGAAGCTTTTCCTGGAATGTCATATACTGCATGAATGAGAACTATGTAGTAATTTTCGTGATAATCGTAATTTTCAATCACTTTGTCGTAGAACTCGTCCAAAAGCTCATCATTTTTAAGCTTACTTGCTCTGATCCGCATAAGAAATTCCTGTGTTCCACCCTCTTTTTCCTGTGATAATGGAAAATCAAGGTTCATAAGGTTTTTTCCAAGTCTGCCAGACATGGTTTTCTTGAAAATGTCAAAATACTTAAACATTTCTTCCTCTGGAAGAGACAGGAATGCTTCTTTAATTTTGGTTTTCTTGTTCTTTTCTGCGTCCACATAACAACCACAGATGCGTGTGATTGTGCAATTGGCTGGAGTAAACTGTTTCTTAATTTCTGCGATTTCTTTCTTATTCATTCTTTTCCATCCTTTCTGCTTCTCTCGCTTGTTTCTTCTCAATCCACTTATTAATTTTATCTTCGGAAATCATATACATTTGCTTTAGCATTTCGATGCAAATCAACACATCTGCAATTTCTTCTATCATGTTATCACGGTCTATTTTTCCACGTTTTTCCTTACTGATTGCTTGTATAAGTTCCGCACATTCCTCCATGCAGACGGTTGCCTGAATTTCTTCTCAGTAATGGTCAATGCTTCTGGCAACAACGTTCTCGTCAATGTTATATGTCATTCTCTTCGCCCCAATCCAGTTTCTGCCCGCATTCAGAACAGTACTTGCTTATTTTATTACCAATAATAGGTGTTCCGCATTTCGAACATTTTTGAGTGGAAAATATATTGTACGGAAAATCTGGAACATATTCTTCAGGTTTGCATGGAATCTGCTTTTCCAATGCTTTTGATCCGGAATCACACGCCAATGCTTCCTTGAGATATTTTTTCTTCCATTCATCTTTGTTTTCAGAACTTTCAAGGAAGCATAAATGCTGGTCTCTCATATCGGATAATATGTCTTTTGCTTCTTCTGGATTCATATTAATCCTCCTAATGATTGTTTTTCTTGGAGAAATCATAGTCAATAAACAGCGTTTTCTTTTTACCACATTTCTTGCATACCAGAAGAGTTTCTCCGTCCTTTCCCCAATGCCATTCAATTTCGTATACATGTGGTTTGCAAAGGCATTTAATCTTACAACCGTTCTTACGCCACCTGTTGAATTTGTGGATTGTATTGTAGGCTACTATGTAAATCATAAATCCAACTGTGAATATACCTATTGCCATAAAAAACGTTTTTGTTGCATCAACCATTTTTCTTCATCTCCTCCGCTTCCTCTCTTAGCCTAACAGCTCTTTTGACTTCTCTGTCTGTACTTTTCACAGGTCTCCCACTTGCACACTTTACGCATTTAATTCTCCAATGGCCTCGGTATCGTTCAAAATGCCCGAACCCAGTGGGGACATATTCACCGCAACAATAACATGTCCCTGGATATCTATTTCTTGCCATTCTTCATCTCCTCCAGTTCCTTTACCGTTTTCCTGTAATCTCTGTTTGCAGACCGAAACATCATCAGAAGCATTTCAGATACAGGTCTCGTTCTGCTGGCTCGTTTGGCTTTCTTGGAACATATAAGTTCATTTCCTTCGGGAACATATACGCCCACATGATACGGGATTTCTAATGATACTATCTCATATAATTTCCTCGTCATAACCAAATAATTGTAATCACCGATAAAATTCAATCCATGGCCAGATTTAAAATCTTCAATAGATGACTTAACCTCATAACAATACACATCTCCTTTTTCTATCCCTGATACACTGTTGTTTATTGGTACAAATTTCATATAATCCACTCTGACCGCATGATTTGTGGAATAATCAAACGTCACCTCTTTCGCCCAGTAGATACGCGGATCATTGTTCGGATTGATTTTCTTTTCGAGCATAGCTGATAATTCTGCTGTAATCTCAGGTCTTGTCATTTTGAATCTCCTCCAACTTATTCACAGCTTCTTCACGGGTGAGAAATACCAAATCATTTAATTCTCCGAGCCATTCATCATGGTTTGCCCACAAAAACTGTTTTCCATCTTTGCCGCATTCAATTCCACTTACCACGTTTTCCCGAATATCCATGCCGCATATGTCCCATACAGTTGTACCAATAGGACACGGCAATCTCACAAGCAAGCCCTGTTCTTCTGCGTTTTCGTAATCGCAAAGTTTATTGATAATTTCCCGTATGGTAGCTGCGTTATTGGCTTCTCTTGTCCCGCTGTATGTTAATCTCTCCATCTACTTCACCTCTCCTTTCTCAATCCATTTCCACCAGAGAACTACATATATAGTTCTTTTAAAAAATAATCCGCAACGCTCTTTATGGATTGAATCAAAATTCTCTCGTCCAATTTCCATTGCTCGTTTTCGTGCATCGTCTAACGTTTTGCACGGCTCTTGACACAAAAACCACATGATTATTTCACCTTTCCCGTAATCGCATCAATACAAGCGTTCCAACCGTCACGGTAATAATCGTTTGCATATTTGTAACTATCTTCATAAGCGAGTTTTTCTGGTAGCGAAGTTAGATAGCACCATTCCGGTATATTTTTCATTCCAATATCGTTTAGTGTGTGGCTCAATTTGCAAAGAATAAATTCGCCTGCTGGAACTTTTTTCTTTTCTCCAAATCTACATGAATCACAATTTTCTGGCGTTTTCATCACTAATACTGATTTACTCATTCCGGCACCTCCATTCCTAAATCAAATAATGTTAATTGTGATCTGAACTCGTCCAACCGTTTTTGAGCTGAATCATAATAATCTTTATTGATTTCATATCCAACATATTCCAGACCGTATTCCTCATATGCAATCAGTGAACTCGCACTCCCCACATGGGTATCAAGAATCTTCATTCCTTTCTGCAGATATTTCTGGCATATCCAACGATATAAATTTACAGGTTTTTGAGTTGGGTGGATTCGCTTTTCATTCAGTTTTTTGTTACCATGCTGTATTGTTCCTTCAATTATTGATTTCCCTTGAAACATTCCTCTCCACATGTAGCGAAAAATGTCAACCCTTCTTGTAAGACTGCAGTAAGCGACTTCTGCGTCCGATTGATCTGAACCATCATTGCATTTATCCCAGATTATCAAGCCACCTGCCATTGTGTAGTCAAAGTAATTGCATCCCCAGATAATCTGATTCTTTGATACTCTGAACAGCTGTTTAAAATACTCTCGATCTGGCGGTTTGTTATCCCAACCATAATTCTTATAGCCGCCATCAGGAACATAAATGGAACTTCCATTTTTCTGCTTTACATATTTACTACGATTCTTACCGCCGTGTTCTTTGATTCCGTATGGTGGGTCTACAACTGCCACATCGAAGTAATTATCTGGAAAGTCTGGAAGAAAATTCATGCAGTCACCGCAGACAAAATCTCTCTGCATCGTCATCGTGTTTCCTCCTGTAATAATTCCTGGTTATCGAAAATGTTTCCGACTACTTCAAAATGTTCCAAATCAAACTCATCGAGGTATTCTCTATCTACGCTACCATATTCTCTATCTATGCTGCTAGTTTCGTGCGCTGCCCATCCAGCAATGTCCCATTCAACGGTTTCATATGTTGCATCTTCTGGGTAAAACTCATCCAAATGAGCCATCAAAATATCGTTTTCCCAAATTTTCTTTCCATTCTTGTCACAAAGTCCCGTGAACTGGCAGAGGGTTTCTATATCAATTATATCGGTATATACTGTAAACCGATCTGAATCCTTCCGATAAAAAATAATATCCTTCCCACCTCTGTGATATTGATCTCTCAGGTAATACCCTTCAACCCATTCGCCATTATCAATCCGCTTTGCCTTGAAAAGAATTTCTCTCATTCAACTCCACCGCCTTTCACGATTTTGATTGCAAATTCAAACGCATCAGTTTCACCCTCGAAATACTCTGATGTATTTTCTTTCTGTAATGCAGTAGCTCTTGCCTTTCTTGTTTCCAACTGCTCAACAACTTCATCCACATCAAAAGCCGTCAGCTGTTTGTTAACACAATCAATAAATTCCTTCTGGTCGGAACTAATGCTATTTCCAATATCCCATATTTTAATATATTCAATTAAGTCGTCCGCATCAATTAGTCTGCTCATATTTTATTCCTCCCACACTCCCAGCAACCGCATCCTCTCATACAGTACAGCGACGGTCTTGCGCCTGTATCCGTAAAAGTCTTTCGGGTTCATCGGGATATATCTTTCTCTGCTGATTTTTCTGTAGCTCTTCCGGTGTAGGATATTTTCGATAACCATATCCGCTATCACCGTGTTCTTCGGGCAAGCTGACAAGGCAGCACCGGAAAGCAGGTATCCGTACTCTGCCGGGAAGTCTTTCAGCATCGTATTCAGTTTTTCAATGTCCTCTGCCGGAATACCGTAGTCTTTCAGCTTTTTGTTCCTTGTCAGCATACCGTTCTCCTTTCTAATCGTCTGGGTGGCGCTTGTCGTACATGATCGCTACGCATACAAGACCGACCACTCCGACTATGATTTCAAGTGTAAGCCCTAATAAGAATGTAATCATGGCTCGTCCTCCTTATATGGTTCTGGAAGTGGCATCCAGGCAATAACACAGTCTTCATCATCCCATTTTCCATTTTCGATACCGCACATTCCCGTGAATGGTTCTTCCTGTCCGACAAGCTCTCCGTCTAAAGTAGTGATATATGTTCCGTCTTCCGGTAATCTCTCACTGACTGGAATCCAACCATTTTCTTTCTCGTCCTGTTCCAGATCATCCTTAATCTGTTCTATCATTTCCAGAACATCACTTGCTAAAACCATCTGGTGGCCATCCGCAAGTTTCTTCATGAAATCATGATAATCCGATAATCTGTCTTTGATATGGCTCATACTTCCACCTCCACTTCTGTATCTATGTAAATCCTTTCAACTTTGCGTGTTTTGATATTTGTGCAAGAAACATATCCATCTGTATTTTCGATTACATGTCCAGCTCTATACATTTCGCATTTATATTGGAAAACATCTCCATGTTTCAAAGAGCCAATATTGGTCTTGTTCATACTTACACCTCACTATCTTCTGGCATCTGAAACAGGATTGATTTTCTTATCTCATTTCCATAGCCTTTTAATACAGCAATTCCATGCGCCACACTTTCTTTTGTATCATAGCTTCCTGTGTATGCTGATCCTGCCAACCCACTGCCAATAATTTCACCGGTTTTGTAATCCATGTAAGCCTCCTGAATCATATCCAGTACTTTCATGACTTTTGCTTTGGTGGAATATTCTCCGAGCAAGCAACACCACCCCATATCTCTTCTTGCACTTATTACTCCACCCGAAACTTCGATATCGAATAAAAGTTCAAGTGTAGCTAAAACTTCCTTGTTCTGACTTCTGATTAACATTTTGTGTCCTCCTTATAATCCTCAATCGCAGCTATCTTATTTTCGTACATTGCAATTGCGTTTTTTAATCTACTTATCTCTTTATTGTACTTTTCTAAGAATTTATTTTTCACAAACTGATAATTAGGTTCTTCCAACACAATGTACGGTGTTAAAGAATCAAAAATTCTTCCGATATCTTTTTTCTTCACGTATCCAATATAAATCCCATCAGGGAACTTGGTTGCTGCTTTGTATGTTACGGGTTTTTCGATTACCTCGCATTCCTCAACTCTGACTTTAAAAGCATAGTCTCCGAATGTTCTAGTTTCCGGATTGAATTCTCTGTCGCTGCCTAAAATGTAGAAATATAATTTCATTTTGCATCCTCCTTAATATCTATCAAATTCAATACTGTTGTCTGAATAGAATCTGTAAGCATCTTCTCTGATTTTCTTAACTTCACGCATGACAACTTCTTTCGCTTTGTTGACGGCTTCCTCAAAATCCTCTGTCCCAAGATCATAGTTATCAATGTTCAGTGCCTTGCTATTGAGAAACAGTGAATCTCCGCAACCAACATATTTGTGAATACTGATTCCTAAAGAATTATATTTTAATGTAAAAATACTCCCAGTTTTGGGTTCTTCTTTGTACTTAGCGTTACTTTTGAATTTCATTTTGTGTCCTCCTTATCGTTCACTCTTCGATTCCACTGTTCTACAGCTTCTTTATAATCCCATGTGCCCGGGCAAAAATCTAATCCGCATTCACAGTGAATGCTTATCGGATAACCTCCACTGTCGGGGTCGTAAAAAGATGGCTTCCAATCTCTTTCTGGGATATACATATCTTTGTCTGTATCTATCTTTTTTCCGCAAAACGGACAAGGTTTTAATTTATCCATTTTTCATCCTCACTTTCCCCATGTGAGCAACTGGCACGCTATTGTGCAGTCCTCCATGATTTCAATACTCAATAAAATCGGATAATTCCATCTGACCATCTAAATTGTCATCATTCATCCACCACCTAAATACATCCTCTCCAGTCTTCCATTGGGTTTCTAATCCTTTTTCTTTTCGAGCATCTAGCATTCTCCCAAACGCCCTAATATAAGACTGCTTGTACTTAGGAAAATCTGCAAATAAATCACCGGTGCAGCTTTACACTCTGCACTTTCATTTTCCTTGCTATAGCTTCTATAACTGTCACTGTTACTCCGTTTCCCGCTTGTTTGTATAACTGACTGTCAGAATTAACAAACTGAGCTTTCTCAAAATAATCATCAGACCACCCTTGCAGCCGAAAACATTCTTTCGGTGTCAGCTTCCGAATTGCTATGTAACACTGATATTTTTCATACCAGACTGCATATACAATTAACTCATCGGAAACTTTTACAAATATCCCTTGATTGCAACTTGTATCTAGGGTATTGGCAACTTCTTTTCCAACTCTTCCTCTTCTGGTCTTACTACCTGGAACTGATAAATTCACTGTGTCAATACCGACTCTACACTCTGAATATCCTTGCTTAGTTGCTTCTGCTACTTTTACTGCAAGCTGGTTATCTTTCTGGACTGTAGACAATGTATTTGCAATTCCATCTTCTCTGATTTCATTAGCAAGAAATTCATGCCTGGAAATATCAAGTTTTCCACTTTCGTAATCTTTACGGATTTCTTTTCCATATTCTGTGCGAACGTTACGTAATACTCCGAGCGGATCAATTGCGACCCCGTGTCTATCCTGCGATGTTAATGTGAACATTGGCTCGCCATCTTCTTTGAATCTCCGTCCATTCTGACGTTTTTCTACACGATCTGGAGTGAGAACTGGAATTGCGATCTTATTTCCCTCTCCTTTATTTGTTGTTAGGCTCGGACTCACACCGTTTGAATCGTATACATTTCCGTTCATCCCTTTTCCTGACGGATTCACATTGCATACTACTCCGATACTTCTAGGCTCTTTATAATCTCTGCTTGTTAGTGTTGGACAAATATTTTCATATATGCGTGCTTTTCCATCTTGACGAATATAACTTGTATCAAATAATATGGATACTTTGGGTTCTGTGTTTCCTCTCGGCTTCGTACTGATTGTTGGAGCTAATCCATCATCGCTATAAACTCTATCTCGCTGTGAATTTCTACCATTTATACAGCCAAAAAGATTTAACGAAACACTATTTTCTCCGTCTGTTCCTTCGATAGGAAATACTTTTGCGGTACTTCTCCCTCTAAGATGTCCGATAATAAAACATCTTTCCCGGTTTTGTGGCACTCCGAAATCTTTAGAGTTGAGCACCTGCCATTCTGCATCATACCTACACTGCTCCATTTCAATGAGCAATCGGGCGAAATCCCATCCTCCATTAACACTAAGCAGATTTTTAACGTTCTCAATGAAAAGGTAAGTGGGTTTATCTTCTTCTTTGAGTTGTCCGACAAGGTACATAACTCTGAAAAACAGGCTTGAACGGTTTCCTTGAAATCCGGCTTGCTTTCCTGCAACGGATATGTCCTGACAGGGGAATCCGAAGCACCAGCAGTCGGCTTTTGGAATGTCTTCGGCATACACTCTTCTAATGTCATTTGCATACCATTCTCCATTTCTGTATTCCTCCTTTAATATTTCCTTCTGTCTTTTCTTGATAGGAATATCTTCCAATGTCTTTCGCTGCTCTTCTGTTAGTAAGTGCATTGAGATGTAACTCGCAGTAGCAAATTTATCGAATTCGCAAAAACCAACGCATTCATGCCCTGCTAATTCCATTCCCCTGCGAAATCCTCCGATTCCTGCGAAAAAATCTATAAATTTCATTTTAAACTCCCATCTTCTTAACCAGATTCTTATTCAATTCCTCTTAACATCAAACTTAACTTGCTGTAGCAAGGACAAATCCTTGTATGATCGAAAATATCTTCTAACAAGATGCAAAATGGAAACATCTGTTTTACTTCATAGATATGTTCTATTCCGTCCTCGCCACGCTCTGTGTATTTAATTCTTTTACCAACATGCAAATCAAATGCATTGGATATATATGCTTTAAGCCCATATATGTTCACTTTGCTCATTTTTGTGCACCAATCCTTCCTTAAAAGCCACTATTGCAGTTTCCTTACTGTGATGTATTTTTGTTATGGTTTTACATTCTGTGCATTCACACCAATATAAATCTCCTCCATAATGCCGGTTATAATCTGCGAAAACTTGAAAACGATTCCCACATTTAGGGCAAATCCTACTTTTACCATTTTCAACATTAATTCCCATTCTTTCATTAAACATCGAACATTTCCTCATTATCATCACCAGAATCGAAATCTGACGTTTCTTCACAATCAGTTGATTTATTTCTCGACATATTCTTTCCACGTTCGATCAGTTCCGCTCTCTGCTCTTCTGTTAATTCTCTTGGCGCTCGTAATTTCACGTACTTAACTGGGACATGAGCAAATATGGAACCATCTTTGTTTGTGGCCAGAATTTTCACATCTTCTGGATGCTGTTCTGCAAGCTTCAGGACTCTTCCTTTCATCTTACTGCCGTTATGCGCTGATACTTCTGCGTACTCACCACCACGAATCCACGCGATGCTACATTCATTGCAATTCTCTGTCATGATTAGTCCTCACTTTCTCCAAATCCAAATTCTTTATTTATATTTATGGAATCAAATTCAATTTTAATTCCCATTGTTTCTTTTGCTTCCTGGTATGCTTTTTCAATTCCAACTTCTTCAATGTGTTCTTTGGCAGAGTTTAGGTTTTCTAAGAATCTCTGATTGGATTTTGTAAATCCCCATGTTTTCTTAATTGCAAACAAACTGATAAGAACATTTGCAACTGCGATATAATCCTCTGCTTTCCATAGCTTTTCTTGTGATTCTGAAATAAGTTCTTCCGATATTTCCTTGCGTATTTCATCTTCACGTTGCTTCAAGTACAGTTTTAGTGTTTCAACTCTTGCACCTGTCGTTTTGGAAATCTGTTCCAAACTGTAATTACTAAAATTGTATGGAATTGGATTCCGTGACTTTTCAGCCGCTTTCTGCTGTCTTCTTCTCTCTGCCCTGTTCATACTCCCATCATCCCTTTCAACTGGTTTGTGATTAGAACAAATTCTTTCAGAAGTTTCCTGTCTAATGGTGTGGTTCCGGTCACGGTATTATCGCCATCATAGACAACTGCGTATTTTTCGTTAATCAGTTTTGCGGATGAAACCGCATTCAAAACTTCTTGTCTGGAGCATTTTAGCATTTGCGAAATATCATCAGCGGTCATATCGCCAATCCATTGTTCATTCTCGAAAACACTGTATATTCTCATACTTCTGCCACCTTTTGATATTCATATCCAACAAGGTGAAACGCTCGCGGAGTATTCGGATGCGCAGTAGCAATCAAGCCATCAAGTTCGAGCTGCCTCATATGTCGTTGCACAGTTGCTTTTGATATGCCAAGGCTTTCGGAAATTTCTTTAAATGACGGTGCGTATCCATATTTTGTAAAATATCTGATAAGAAACAGATAAATTTCTTTTCTGTTCTCTTGTCCCTCGAGATACTTTCTTTCGGTGTTATATTTACTTACCATAGTTACCTCATTTCTTTTAACCTCTGGAACCGGATAGCGTTCATATGCCAAGGAAGTTGCATGAATCAATCCAAACCCAGAGGGCGTGCACATATTTAGTTTTAATTATTTGGGATTTTGTCTGCCGGAACCGGCAGCTTTATCATTTGTAAGATTCTTCATCAAGAAGATTATTGAATTTTTCAAGTGCCTTGATAGACACCTTATTGTTTGATTTCTCTGGTTTGATTGACACTTCCAAGTGAGTATCAATGATATGCTTCAATTCTCTCGCAAGGGTTGTTTTTCCTTGCTTGATTCCATCTCTATAGCCTTTAGCTGGTTTGAATTCATTAATCTTTTCTTTCCCCTCACCTTGGCTTCCAGATGTCTTGTTGTATCTGCATTGATAACCTTGCTTGGTATATTCCAGAATCCAGAACTGCTCCATTTTATCAAGCTGTTCTACCGGATAATGAATGAAATTAATTTTCCATCCAAAAGGATTATCTTCACTGTAGAACCCTCTTTTCTTTATGGATAAGTCGATGTGCTGATATCCAGTGAGATGTGAACACATCCTCTGAATTAGATGTACTGCCTGCCCGATATAAAAAAATGGGATTCCGTTTTCATCTACTCTGGTTAAGAAATAAATACCACTTTTGTTATCCAATTTGGAATTGACTTTTAAAAGCCTTTTCTTATTGCTTGCTTCGATAGCCTTAACCTGACGAAGCTTTTTATAATCCACTAGGCATCACTCCTTTTCAATCTGGTCAATGAGTTTCTTACACTCATCTTTGACATAAGCAAGTGAACAGATTTTGAAATCCGTTTCGAAGCCGAAATCTTTGCTCGACTCTCTCCAGAAGTTTTCCATTGTATGAAAAAGTCTTTTAAAGTCTGGGTCATCTCCAAAATACTGTTTTGCTGTATCAACATCATATCCATCAAAACAATGAGCACAATCAAATCCAATCCACCATGTATTATCATCGCTGCAATCATATAGTGATGGTTCTGCATAAGTAACTCCGCCATGACAGTTAAGATAGCCTAAATCGACAACTCTTTTCTTTGCTAACTTATGGCTGTAAGGTATTCCGACATATCCGCATCTGTATGCTCCGGGCATAAACAGAACTACACATGGATAACCTTTATAATCAAATTTGCACTCTAAAATTGGTTTCATTTCATCGCTCCTTAATTAAACGGAAGTTCGTCATCCATAATTGACGGCATATCCATAAATCCACTTGTGTCCTGTTCTGGATTTGGAACTGGTGGCTGCAACTGTTCTTCTGGCTGGATCTTCTTGTTCTCCGCAAACTCATGTGTTTCCACAAGGCAATCATTTGTGTAGACTTTCCTTCCGTCCTTGTCAGTGTAATTTCCAGTCCTCCAAGTTCCGATAACTGCAATCTTCATTCCTTTATACAGATATTTTTCGGCAAACTCACCATTCTTTCCAAGTGCAACACAATTTATGAAGTCTGATGTGCGTTCATTGTTTTTGCGATACTGTCTCTCAACTGCAAGTGTGTATCTGGCAATTGTTATATTGTTTGTTCCCATTCCTATTTCTGGGTCTTTTACCAAACGTCCGATCAAAATTACTTTATTCATGTTTGTTCTCCTTGTACGGTTCTGGCATAGCTGGCAAAGGCATCCATGCAATTACTTTCAATTTTTCGAAACCGTCTGTAAAATATTCTCCATTCCACATTGCTCTGAATGGAATTGTTCCTTTTTCGGTAGCAATCAAATATATGTCTCCTTTAAAATTATGATTAGGTTTTGGTTCCGGCGGCAGTTTCACGTCTACTGGAATCCACATATCCGATAAGCTATATGAATTAAACAGTTTCTCAATCTTTTCGATTGCATCATTCCAACCCTTGTTGTACCGACAGAACAATGGGTCAACTTTCTCTGGATTACTGTGAGTTGACGGCTTCTTTAATTTTTTAAGTGATTCTAAGAAATGTTCCATGTATCTTCCTCCTCATAATCATTGCAATACAGGGAACCGTAATCCCATGCTAACGTACAGCAGTTACGAAATCTGCATTTGCTACAATCTGTCATTTCCATGAAATTTCTCCTTTCAGAACGGGCATAAATTCAAGTCGACTTCCAGTCCAGCCCGTCCAATCTGAACCAGAACATTGTCTCCTGCGACTTCCTGTATTTCTTTCTGTATTTTACAGGCATCAGATGAATCCCCACTTAAATGTACCAGTGTTACTGTTCGAAGTGATTCTGTGCGATTTTCCTTAATGAATTGCTTGCAAGTTGATAAAGAGCAATGCCCAGTGATCTGGTGCTCCCACTTCGAGTTGTTTCTGTCTATCAGCTCCTCGCAGTAATTACAACCAATAACCAAATGATTAAGTTCCATTGATTTGAATTTGTACCTGCAATGCTCAAAGTCTGTCAGATAAAGAAGCTTTCCCATTTCTTCATGTTCCACCAGATACCCGAAGTTCGGACACGGTTCTTTATTTGCGGATGTATGTGGCAGATTGAACGGAACTGCGCTGAAGGAACCGATTTTAAAATACCTCTTTTTAGTGACAGCTTTTATGGCTCCGTCCGTTATGCCTAAATTTTTGATTGTTTCTGCTCTGGTATAGACCGTGATTCCAGCGTTCATGATTTCACGAACAGTTTTGTTGTGATTGCCAGTGTGATCTCCGTGTTCATGGGAGAGAAGTACGCCAGAAACATTGCTTATCTGGTAGTCAATCCCTCTAAGGATTTTCTTGTAGTTGCATCCGCAGTCAAGAAGAACAATCTCGCCTGCACTTGACTGCAAAGCGTAGCAATTTCCTTTGGTACTACCTGTTGAAATTACTCGCATGAACAAATGGCATCACCTCGCTTTCTGTGCATTGCATTTATGCTTCTAAGATATTTTCAACTTCATCTATGGCTTTCTCTAAATCGGAATAGGCATATGGTATGTCTTTTCCTCTATTTAGACTCTCTAACTCCGCATAACTTACTTTGCACATGCTGTCTCGTATTAATTTGAGCTGTTTCAGTGGAAGTTCAATGGTTATTATCTGTTCCCAGTCCTTCTTGCTATCTACTCTCTTCATATCATCACTCGCTTTCATTTATAGCTGTTTAAGATTGATTCAGCAGCATTTATAAGGGCTTCTTTATCTGGCTGTATATATGGCGGATTTCCTGGATACCATAATTCCTTTATAGTTCCATAACCGGTTTTTCCTAAAGAATCCTTTATCAGTTGAAGTTCTTTCAGTGATAATTCTACAGTTATAATGGAATCCCAATTTATTTTCTTTCTTCCTATCTCTTTCATACTTCATCATCCTCCGGGAATCTAAACACGATGTTTGCCGGTTCGAATTTCATTTCGGAACCATCCATACTGGTTTTAATGATTCCAAAACCTTTTGTCGATGCCATATAAATCAGCTTTTTTATATCATCTTCTGGAAATTCGATGTTCCGCGAAAAGAATGCTCCAGTATATGTGTTATGCAACATTTTCATGACTTTCTTAGCTTTTTCTTCCGTAGAGCACATTCCCATAACAATTCTCTTAGAATCGTAATTCACGGAGTAAGCAACAATCAGTCCATCTGCACGAGCAATAGCACTGCTCTCATATGGCACATCAATATCTCCTGTCTGACTAATTAATCTCACTTCATTCTCCTTTCAATATACAAATCCAGACTATGGAATTACCTTTAAATCTTCATTTGCCATCAATCATCATTTCCTGATTCAAAGATTGAAGAAGAAAAGATACAAACTGGGCGAACACCATTAACGCTGCGGCAAACGTTGCCGCAGATATAGCCCGAAGGGGAAACAATGGCAATTGTTGTACTGTAATCATTTGCTGGTATACTCCATGGAGTAAGCAGCCACCACCATTTATCCATATTTGGAAGGAATTTTCTGTATTTTCGGTATTCGTCCATCGTCAAAATCGAAATCTTATCTTTACAATGTCCATATTCTGTCTGACCGTCCAAAGAAAGCAAATCTCGATCAAACTCAATAACTGCATCTTCTCCAAACTCGTCAGTAATTTTTTTAAGAAAACGAGTATTTAACTCATTTCTCAGTTTACTTAAAATCCAGTTATTTGAATCTGAATCAAATGCTCTTTCTTTTCCATCAAATCCATTCAAAATGGCAAAATATCCTTTTTCTGTATTATCCAGAATCAGCCATTCCATGCCTGCAAGTTCAATAGCTTTTCCGATTTCCGGCTTTCCGATGTGCTTTTTCTTGAATTCCGTGAACTCTTTACTTAATCGTGATAATTCATCCTCAAAATATTTCAGATTTTTCTTCATAATCATTCCTCCGCCTTAGATACAAAGATATTAGATTTTAAGATACAAACTGGGCGAACACCATTTTCGTTGTAGTAACCGTTGTCGTGGACACCGCCCGAAGGGGAAACAACGGCAAAGGCTTTCTCCCATCCACGTTCTTTCGTTGACCATGGCGATAATGTCCAATACCAATCGTTCAGATCATTGTTCGGTGTAATATCTGTGTATTCTCGTGCTTCATCAAACGTAATCGGTCGAATTTTACAATCAACAGTCCCTAATTTCTGTCCATCCGCAGTGATAATATCTGCTGTGTGTGTTTCGATATTTTCTGCCCCGAATTCTTTTTCGAAGTCTTTCAGAATTTCAGTGTCACACAGTTTCTTTATCTTTGATGTTTTGTAATCTGAGGTATCACCAAATTTTACATTTTCTTTCACCAGATCAAGTGAAATAATTTTCGTTGTATCTCCATACTGTTCCAGAACCTTGTATTTACGCTTTCCAGTGGTCTGAAATACTTCTCCACGTTTCAGTGTTGACAATGCAACATTTCCGGTTTTTTCCTGCTTTTCCAGAAGTTCAACCAGTTCCTTTGCTTTCTGCAAAATTTCTTTATTGTTCATTCCTATTACCTCCGAAAAATACTTCTCTCATATCTACTGATGCATACTTCTTATGCATAAGCTTCTTATTTTTTCTTGCTCCGTTCGGATTATTACAAACAAAATCTCTGCATATCTCAGGTCTCACTTGATATATAAGAAATTTTTCTTTTTCTTTGGAATCATCCAGGAACGGGCAAGTAAGGTCAAAAGCTACAACCGAAGGATAATTATGTTTCTGCTCAGTGATATGATGCTTCTTTACGTAACGTTTGATTTCTTTAATTTCTTTACTGGATATTGGCAAGTAGTTGCTACAACATTGTCCGCAACCACTGCATTTACCGTCCTTTGTGAAGTCAAATACTCCACATTTCATATCTTTCATAACTTCTTCTAACGTCCCGATCATGCTATCACCTCGTAAGTTGAACAAGAATGTTCATAACAAGTGATACTGCCGAGGCTATGAACAATGGTCGGGTCTTATCCTTTGCGACCGCATAAATTATTGCGCCTAACAATGGTAAGAATGAGATATAAAGCAATGACTCAAACACTGAATGAATTATTGACATATCTTATTCCTCCTGTTTCATAAAATCTGGAATCTCTGGTTCTTTACCTGCTGCCGGAACTGGTTCCTTCTCAGCTGGCTGTACGGCTTCTGCAACTGTTGGCTGTTTTGGCTGTTCTTCGATTGCCATTGGTTCTGGAATGAATTCCTCTTTATTGGCATTCTGTTCGATCTCTTCCTGTACTTCCCTGTATGTAGCGTCCATCGTGTTATATTCATATGCCTGTACCGGATTATCCCATTTCTTAGGAATAGACTTCATAATGTTGTTACGCATTTTACGAACAATCATAGATTCTCTCGACTGCGTTTCGTAATAAGACGGTGAAATATATGGTCTTAATTCCTCACAATCAATAATTGCTTCCAGTTCCCCAATATCAGCAACCTTTTTCATGATTTCTTTTTTCTTTGCTTCAATCTGAGTTTTCTGTGCATCTGTAGCTTTGTATCTGTCTGCACAAATACCGAATGTTTCATTCTGAAGATTGTTCTTAATATGTGCTGCAAGATTCTTCAGTACGTCTGCTCTTTCGCATGAAAGGTATTCAACGTGACCATCTTTGTACTGAATTGGATATACCACGCGAACAACTTTTCCAATTCCAGATTCTTCCCATTCCGGCGGTGTGATTTCTACACCTCTGTGTCTTGGTGGGATATACTTGTCACCCTCTCTTACTTTCCAATATGGAAATACTTTAGCCACATTGACACCATATCTACTTACAAGAGCATCGTTTCCGTCGCCCTCAATCGCAAATTCGATTTTCTTCTCCCACTGAGGTTTCTGCCCTTTTGCCGCTATGTTTACGTTTCTGATCTGGAAATAACATTCTCTCGGCTGTGCATTTGCGTTCAGCTTTAATGCTGCGACTTTACTCAGGATAAATTTAAGATTAGAACCGTTGATTGCTTCAAAACTCACACCGCTTTCATGTACCATCTGGAAAATAGATCCCATTGCTGCTACTACACAATCTTTTGAATATGAATCAAATTCCATTCCTCTTGAAGTCAAATCTCTTTCCATTAAATCGACATACCGATTTGTGTAGTAGGAAAGCTGTGTGTTAAAATTTGCTACCTGTGTGTTTTCTGCCATTTTAATTCTCCTTTTCTTTTATTAATTAACTCATTTTTTGTTTGCATTTCTGTTCAGTTCTGCACTTCGCCAAAGCAAATCATAACCGAGCTACGCTCTGCCTATCCTTTGCTCATCTTCTCTACTCAGCACCATTGCTATACTTTACTTTTCTATTCCGTGCTTCGCCTATACGTATCTTTGCCCTGCCCTACTTCGCCAATGCGTTACATTTCTTTACAACACATTGCTCTGCTGCGCTTTTCCGCTACCTCACTATGCGAAACCTCTCTTTACTTTGCCAAAACGTATCAACTCTTTTCAATTCCATAACTTTGCCCTTCTGCACCTCTCAGTACCACTCCGATACATTACTTTGCTACGCTTCGCCGAAGCAAATCATTACCCAGCAATTCTGCGCCTTTGCTTTGCCTATCATAACTACATTCAGCCATGCCGTAGCTTATTTTGTGATTTCAGTCCATTTGAAACGGCCTTTGCCTGAGTTTCGCCACTGACCAATGCCGTTAAACTCTCCATAATCAAGCCAGTCAATTACATATTTCATGAGTGAATCATCAAGTACTTTGATTGTGAATTCTACTGTTGATCCTGCCGGCACAGTTTCGCTGTCTGCCAAAGAGATTCTTTCGCCCTGTGCTGTCTGCGCTCTCAGTGGTCTCTGACAATCAGAAAGTTCTGTACCTTCTGGAAGAACAAACGGAATTTTGCGTTCGTTTACAAATACCAGTAAGTCAATTTTTTTCTTATAAGCTGCAAGTTTCTTTGCTCCGCCGATATAGGAACCGGCCTGTGCAGCTGACTTAAAGAATCCTCTGATCTGGTAGTCCCAAAGGAACGGATTGCCGTTATCATCTTTCGGAAATACTGTTCGACCTTTTTCAATAACTTCTTCAATTCCTAAAGCTTCAACTTCCTGTTCTCTGGAAGGTGCATCTGGTGCTTTTGATGCTATAAACTTCTCGTGAATATCTTTTTCTGCATTTGCAGTACCTAAAACTTCCTCTAAAAATGTTAATCTGACTTTTAATTCTTTCATCTCATATTCCTCCGATTTTTTTATTTTGCTTAATACTTTGCTTGTCAAGGTCATGCTCCTCCATTGCAATTCTTCGATTTTCTAAGCTGTTCCATTGCTGCGCTGTTCTTTTCACTGCTCTTCCTTGGCTTTTCTCAGCTTCGCTAATCCGTTGCAGTGCGGTTCCCCACATATCTGTTCCGTTACGTTTCTGTGCGTTTCTACGCTTCTCCACCGCAATTCAATTCTCGGCTAATCCGTCGCCACGCCGTTCCCTTCTAAGCTATTCCTTTGCCATTCCAAACCTTGCGATGCGTGACCCCGCCTTGGCTTTTCTGCGCGTTTCTACGCTTCTCCTTTGCGATTCTCAGCAGTGCGCTTTTATGCCGTGGCATTTCATATCTGTTCTATGCATATCCCTTGCTTCGCTTCTCATTGCTTCGCCTTGCCGTTGCAAAGCTAACTATGCTAATCCTATTGCGTTTTAATCGCAATAACTTCTATTACAGAACGGGCAACTCGTAATCAACTGCCCTGCTGCACTTTCTACTGAGATGCCCTGTGTGTCATATCCGGTACGTGTCCGTCCTTTCTCGGAATAGATATTCTGGTGGCAAGACCAACAGATACCATTGCCCGGTGCAAAACGTGGCAATATCTTTGTTTTACAATACCAATCCTGTGCTTTGATTGCTTCTGGAATGTTATATGTAGTTGTCGCCATATTAAATTCCCTCCACTTTTAATTCATCGTCGGAAACTTTAAGTAGAATCATCTGTCTGCCTGTATCTGGTATTCTGTCAGCATTCACACTTTCAACATCATCAACCCAAATTGGCAAGTTTAAGCCGTTCAATTCCTGCAATCCAGTCACGAGGTCAATATTGCATAGAATCTGATCGGAGTGATTCAATCCATCAAAATATCCGATTCCGTCACAAATCATTTTACAAACTTCCACCGGCTCACCGTCCTGCGTATAGTCCAAAAATTGAAACTGAAAGTGCTTGAAAAGTGGATTGATAGCTTCTGCCAGTGCCTGATTTTTTTTGATGGAAAATTCTTTCAACATGTCAAGTTTCTGCTGAATATCGGAATCTTCCTGACCTAACTCTTTCTGTTCTGTGTTCAGCTGTTCAAGTGTTTCTGTCTGTTTCTGAACTGCCTGTTTTGCCATCTCAATTTTTATTTCGATTCCTGTAAGTTCCTTTTCAGCAGACATTCTTTCTGCCTGAACTGCTGCCTTTTCCTCAGAATTATTAGTCAGTCCGTCAAGCTGTTCCTGTTTCTTCTGGATTTCTGCTACAACTGCCTGATACTCTTCATTTCCAGACATATCTGGCTCTGCCGGAAGCTTCTCTAATTCCTGATTTTTCTGCGCAATCTCAGATGCCAGAGTGGAAATATTTTTCTTTGTCTGCTCAATCTGCGATTCGATGTCTTTGCGCTTTTCCTCAACTTCTTTTCTTCTGGCTACTTCGGAATTGCCTTCTTCTGTAATGTCTTTAAGTTTCTGCTGTTTGTCTGCTTTAAACTGCTCTTTTTTCGCAAACTCTGCATGGATTCTTTCCTGTTTCTTCTGTTCAAATTCAGTTTTAAGACGTTCAACCTGTTCCTCCGGAAGTGCCTGTCCGCAGGTCGGGCAAATAGCTGATTCAGGATCAAATTTTTCATTCTGTATGGCATTTAAAGCTGTTTCATCAAATGTGGACGCATACGTCTGTTTATATTTCTCCTGCAAAACCGTAATTCTCTGCTGAATTCGTTCTGGTTTCTCAGCGGTCGCAAGGAAATTTCCCAGAATTCGGAGATTTTCTTCTTCATGTTTCTGCTTGAATCGCCTGTCATTTAATAAGGAAACGATTTTTCTCTTTTCTTCCTGTAATGCTTCTGCTGCATTTGAAATGATCGCATCTCTGGATTTCTTGAGACCTGTAATCTCGTAGCAGAGCTCGTCATATGTTTTATTGGTTTCATTTAGCAGCTTTTCTTTTTCAAGAAGACCATTCAGTTTATCCAGCACGGCATTCTTCTTTTCTTCAAGAATGGTAAAATCTGGTGTTCCCTGTTTCTTTACGGTATCAATTTCAACCTTTTTGGCATCAATTTTCTTCTGGAAGTCTTTTTTGTCTCTATTGAGTTTTTTCACAACTTCCTCGACAGAATGATTCTTGATGATTTCCGAAACTTCTGGATTGTCCTGTAATACTTTATCCGCATTGAACCCTGCCATCTTTTCAAGCATTACTCTGGCACTTGCTGTTGATTTTCGAAGTTCATTAAGGAATACTCTGGCATTACTACACATCATAATGGTTTCTGAGTCTGATATTCCTTTTAAAAATTCCTTATACTTCGTCTGGTTGTAATCAAACCCATCAACCTGATATTTTGTGGTACTGGAAGATTTACCTTTCTTCGTTTCCTTACGGATCACGGTTTCCTCTCCATCAATCAGAAGTGTGAGTTCTCTTGATACGACACCCTCAACTTCTTCTCCGTCTTCTTTTCTTCTGACATTATTCGGAGATGTACCGTCTGCAAGCTTTCCGGTCAGTGTATCAAAATATGCGTCCATCAACGTTGTTTTACCCTGACGGTTCCTACCGGACACCATCGTTCGTGGTGCAAACTGATAATCCGCAGACTCAAACTTCTTGTAGTTTTCAATGTTAAGCTGTTTCAATTCTACTGTTTTCATACTGTTTTATCCTCCACCCAATAAGCCGACACTTCATAGGCTGTTTTCTTCTCGACCTGATTTCCGACTTTTTTGTTGTACTCTCTGCTCTGGATTCTTCCCTGTAAAATAATATGTGTGCCAGTTCCGCAGGTTCCCATGTATCTTGCATTTCTGCCCCAGCAGATGCATGGTATGTAATCAGATATGCCGTATGATCTATTTACCGCCAGAAGTACATCTGCAATCTCTCTTCCATTAGGTGTTGTTCTGTATACTGGTTTCTTGCAAGTAAAACCATCCATAAGAATCTGATTAACTGGAAGTGCGTCTTTGTCCATGAATTTTGCTTCTCTTGCGAACACAAAAAGAAGCAATCTACTGCGATTTCCTTCGTGCTTATTGAACGATCTAAACTGCCCTTGAATTTCCATCATTTCTCCTGTATAGTTCTGTTTCACATCAATGAGTCTCTCAGAAACTACAACCGGAAGAACATCTTTCGTTCCACTAAATCGTTCTACGCTAAGTTCGAATCGGTAAAATTTTTCACCATATACTTCATGGCTAAATTCAAATTCTGTTTTAATTTCTCCAACCAGTGTTACCTGATTGTTTTCCAAAAGCTTATTCAATTCCGTTTACCCACCTTTCTATCTGCATTAAAATAGGAAGGGATACCATTGAAGATGCCATTGCACTTATGCAGAGCAACTCAAGTACATCCATTTTCGTCATCCACCAGAGCAATAATGCAATCGTGGAAAATGTTCCCACCTGTGCCATCACTCCGATAAAATACATTCTTTTCCTCATATCCCTCACTTCTTTCTTTTAGTTGCTGCTGCTGCAAGTAAAGCTACTGACAGCGCTACAACTGCGACTTCCAGACGTTTTGTTTTTGTTGCCTGATCTGCGATGATTTCGCTTGCAAGGCTCTGGTTTTTAGTTGCGTTTTCGGTGTGTTTTGTGATTTTAGACATAAAAAATGCCCTCCTGGTATAAATTTTCTTTTCAAATACAGGAAGGTGTGCTATACTTATCCTGTATTTAACTTACCCTAATTAAGTTAGATACGTGCTCCGGTAGGTGTTGCGTCACCTCCGGGGCGTTTCACTCTTCTTTCTTATCGGAATCCCCTTCGAAATATTTAATCCCCATGATCGCAGCTACATACTTTTTATCAATGAATGTGCTATCATTAGCATTTAAAACCGCTTCCAAAGCTGTAAGCCTGCCGGCTAGTAAAGCAAATTCCTCTTCGAGGGTTTCTGGCTCATAAGTATTTTTATTCATCTTTTGTCCCTCCCCAGATTGACGACAATGCTAATCCCATAAGTTTTCCAAGTACTTCCGCTCGCATATTGGAAAGTTCCTTGTCAAGCTTATCTTCCGTCCAGAACCCAACGTCTACAGCCTTTCTGATAAGTTTATCTCCTGTTTCCTTTGGAATATCTTCTTCCTCAAAAGTCTCTCTCAACGATTTAATAATCATTGACAAATCAGTCATTAAAACTGTTGTACTTCCCTTTACCTCAACTGCTCCATCTTTACTTTTAATCATTCTCTTTTCCTCCTTCAAAAATCTTTCTCCCCAATATTAATTCCGCAAACGTTCTAAGCGTTTCTGTCCTTAATCTGTCAAGTTCTTCTTGTATTTTTTCGTCTGTCCACAACCCCATCTGAGCTGATTCAGAAACAAGTTCATCGGCTTTTTCCTTGGAATATCCTTCTTTCACAAGGAAAACTCTTAGTCCCCTGCATATCGCGGTTAATTCAGAAAGCAACTTATTTGCATCTTCTTCTAATTCAACTTTCCCGCCTTCACATTTGATCATTCTATTTTTCCTCCATTTCTCTTTTCAGTGTTTCGTACAGTTCCTTGTGAATCGGAGAATCTTCTGGAATCTCGCGAATTATTTCAATAATTTTGTCTTTTTTCTCCTGTAATGTCATATTCATAAACTCATTTATTTCTTCTTTTTTCATACTGACTTCCTTTCTGTGGTATAATCTCCCTCGAAGGGAGGTGTGTATTATGGATAAAGAACAAATAGTTCATGATTTAGCAATTACTTATGCAAAGTCTAAATTAAATGAATACGTTCTTGACAGAAGAGAAGCTCCATTGGCTGGAAATACTTCTATGTCAAATGACGAAATTCAATATTTAAAACGTGCATATGATTTTGCTATTCAGAATCTTTCGGATTAAACGCTCGTTTCCCGTATAAAGCGTTTTGAATTCCATCTGTAACGCATTCGGCAATTGTCTTCCCGTCAATATTTGCCGTGTGCGTTACTTTTTTTGTTCTCGTAGGGGCAACTTCTTTCCGAATAGCTTTAAGCTCTTCTAAAATCTGTTTGAGTAATGCATTTGTTTCTTCCGTCATATTGCTTCCTTTCTGTTGAGTTTGGCTTCTTATCTCTTTATAATGTAAGTACAGGCACCGCCATGCCGAGTAAATGAAAGGAGATAAAAGTTTGCTATTATTACCACATATAGATGGTTTTCATCAGTCCGGTGAAAAAGTTTCTGAAACCTCAGTGTTTGTATGTAATAACTGTGGTTCTAAGAGAACTGTAAAGTCCGGTAAAACCATCCCTAAGTGTTCGAAATGTAACGATTATACCTATTGGTTCAAAATCGTAACGCTTTGATCACTTTCGATTTCATTGAACATTGTTTCCGGGTGGTATTCATCTTTTAAATCGCTGTTTGCATAATCGATGGATTTCACTTGGAAACAGATGTTTGCACCGCTTTGAGTGTTGAACACTTTCACATATTTCTTTCCATTTCTCGCAAAGCACATCACCCGCGTGTTATCCGGAATTCTTACAATCTGCGGCGCGAATAATCTTTTTAAAAACTGTTTCAGCACATTTATGACTCCTTTCTCAATCACCGTCTGCTTTTTCAGTTTCCTGTCCCAGAAACTTATTCACGAAATACAACTGTCCCTTTCCACTAACTTTTGTCGTGCGTGTGATTCTCACTGAACCATCTGGATTCTGAACGTTAGATTCTTTGATTTCAAACAATCCCTGCTCAACGTATTTCTGTTTTGGCATATTTCGTGAACTTCCAGAAACCATCAAATAGCCATTGTCTCTCATCCACTGGAATAATCGTTTCTGTCCTATCTGGTATCCGTTCTGACAGATAAGTTTTGCCAAGTCACCGATAAGAATTGATGTATGACTTGCGGATACCGCATCTGCAAAGATTGTTTTCGGTCTATCAGCTTCGATTTTCTCCGCAAGAAACTTATTTGTGTCTTTCAGCTTCGCAATCGTCTGATCTGCCATCTTTAATGCTCTGGCAAAAACCTGTTCTGGTGTGTTCCATGCTTTTTCAAGATCAATGAGATATTGCCTGCATTCTTTTCCTTTTTCAGTTCTGCTCATAAGGCAAATGTGTTTTGCCATGTCTACTGATAAGGAATAGTCCTGTATTTCTCTGTGTGCTCCGTTATTTACAACCGTACCTGAAAGTACACTTGTAAAATCTTCGTTCTCAATGAATCCCTGAGAGTTTGTTTCGAACCATGCCGAAAATCGTTTACTGATTTCAAGAGATTTATGTAACTCTCTGGCTGATACTGTAGGCTGTTCGCCATCGTAATTAATTGGTATTAATTCGTTCATGTATCTCCTTTCAAAATAATTATTCTTTCAAAAAATATTCAACAGATACATCGAAGTACTTTGCAAGAATCATTAGCTTATCGACTTTCGGTTTACTCTTGCCAGTTTTCCAATCGGAAAAAACAGTCGGTGCGATTCCGGTGTCTTTTGCAACTCTATATGTAGTTATTCCTTTTTTTGTAATGAGTTGCTCGAATTTTTCGTACAATGAGAATCCTCCTTTCCTAAATGAAGCTAAAATTTCATTTCGAAATTCATAAATATGTTGCTTTTATTTAGGAAATCCGATATAATATCAATAACCACAAAGATATTATGAAAAGCGATAGGGATTTTTTTGCCTTTTTTCGGATTTCCTTAATCACAATTACATTATATTTCGGTTATCCTAAAATGTCAATAGGCAAATTTCGGAATTCCTAATTTTTCGGAAAGGAATATTATGTATGAGATTTTCGCGAATTTGTTAATTGAAAATAATAAAAAAGCAATAGATGTATCCAAAGCAACTGGTATACCAGCATCTACCTTTTCTGATTGGAAAAAGGGAAGAAGTGTGCCAAAGCAAGATAAACTTCAAAAAATTGCAGATTTCTTCCGTGTATCTGTAGATTATCTAATGACAGGAAAAGAACCGGAAGAAGATTTTTCCGATGAATCTGCACATTTGATTGCACAGATAAGAAAAGACACCGAACTGTCTGATGCATTAAAGAAATACTTCGGACTGTCCGATGCCAAAAAGAAACATATTGTTGAATTGATTAATCTTTTAAGTGAGTGAGGTGCGTTATGTTAGATACTAAAACCATTTACGAAACTGCTATGAAACAAATTAATGATATTGAGCCAATCCCTTTAACATATTCGTATTCAGACACACAGTTCGAGATTCTTTGCAAATATATCAAAGAATTTGAATCAAAACTTGATTCTGAACATGAAGTAGGACTTCTGCTTACCAATTTCGGCCAATCAGTTACTATGCACGTCACTGAAATAGGATACGAGAAGTCCGTACTTATGATTTTTAAAGGATATGTTAACGGAAAGATGTCAACGCTTATTCAGCACATTAGTCAGCTGAACTTTTTACTTATGTCAGTTCCGAAAGAAAATGATCGTCCAAAAAGACCTATTGGATTTTTGTCTCCAACCGCTGAATAGATTCCTGTAATGATTGAATCATATTTGTCTGAACTCCAACCATGTCGATTAATGCGTATATAAGCGATGCCGGTGGAAGACCCGTTTTATTTGATGGGTCTTCCATTTTTGCGATTATTTTCTTTTGCTCTTCTTCGGAATATAATAAATCTTTGTTCATATGTCCTACCTCCGTAAATCGTTGTAAATATCAGCTACGATAATATAAATATAACGCAAAATCTTTTGACTTTCAATTTCATCTATCATTTTTATAATCTCTTTCTTATAATCCATAAATAACCCTCCCGATCGAAACTTTACTACAGTATATGTCTGGACTGTGAGAAATATGCATTCGAACATTTATTTTTATCATATTTTCCGTAAGTCCAATGTAACAGGACACATGGATTAATATTCGCCCTTGCAAACTGCCAGAGATAGACTGGAATATTTGTGATTTCAAATATGACCTTTACTTTCACAAATATAAAGTTCGTTTTTACCGGATTTTCTGTGATTTCTACAATATCGTTCGTTCTTAGAATCTCTTTTATGCTCTGGCTTAAAGTTGAATGCTTGCACATATCATCTGCCAAGCGGATGAAGCTTTTACGTAAATAATCTTGATTGCACATCGGCAAGTGAATGATGTAGCTTGCAAAGAAGATTACTCCTGCTGTGATCAGCAATCTCTCAATCTTCCTCATAATATATACCTCTTTAGTCTATAATTTATGTACTTAGTTATACCACTTTTTGTGCAAATTAATCGGGCAAAACGATAAAACTGCATTTTGAATGGATAAAAATATGAAAAATATTTCGGTTTTGACTATGATATTGTTGAATCTTGCGGTATAATATATGCAAATTTTACTAAGGAGGAATTTTTTATGAGAAAGAAAGCAAAGTTTTTAGCCAGTATTGGGCTGTCAAGTATTTTACTTGTATCCATGCCATCCAATGTTTTTGCGGAAGATTTTGTGTTATACGAAGAGAACGGCATTCATGTTGAAACAAAAGGATTAACCGATTCCCCGTCCACAGGCACTATAGGACTGTATATCGAAAACAATTCTAATTTGAATTTAGGCATAGCTCCTTATGCTTATGCCATAAACGGTATTATGGCAGGCGGCGATCAGTATGGCATAAACTCCTCTGATGTAGCACCCGGAAAGAAAGCGAATTCTACTTTGGAGCTGATAGATACATGGGAAAATAAAGATTTCTTCAAAGACTACCAGATGGACGAAGTAGATAGCTTTGACGTTCTCTTGTGGGCTTACGACAATGCAAAGAGCTTCAAGGCTTTTGACAGCGGTCAGATTCACGCTGACGTAACTGGAACTACTGTGGTTTCTTCTCCTGTATTTGACAGTGCACAGAACTTGTATAACCAGAACGGCATTAGTGTCGATTTCATTTCCTCAGAGGGTAACAGCTTCACATTTTGTATCACAAACACTACTGGACAGTATTTCGCATACGATGTAACTTCTGAGACTTATAACGATTTTACAATGTCAGATAGTTATGAAATATTCAATCAGTATTTATTAGATGGTTGCAAAACTCTTGTGACCCTAACTCCTACAGATGATTTTCTTACAGCAAACGGAATTTCCGATGTGTCAAACGTAGATTTCGCATTAACGATTCGTCCATTAGCAGAATATGATAACGAATATACTACAGACTTAATTTCATATCAAAAATAATTCATTGTAAAGCAAAGAGCCGAGGATTTTACTCCCCGGCTCGTTTTATGGTAAAACCTGCATTCACGATCACATCTCCTCCCCAGAGTAATCTGGCAGGCTGTACCAACGTATTAAGATGTCGATTTTTTTCGAACTTCTGCTGAACTATTTACACATTTCCGTTTCAGTGCTACTATATTACCATAATTAATTGATTAGATGAGGATAATCTGATGAAAGTTGAAGCGTAGGCGATAAACGGAAGGTGATTACTATGAAAATTGCTATTTGTGACGATTGTGAACTACAGGTTGAGTATTTTAAGCATCGGATTGAACCGTTTTTGAAGCAAAACGGTGACCGGAATTATACGATAGACGGTTATTTCAGTGGGGAACCCTTGATAGATGATGTTAAGGACGGAAAATGGTTTGATATGATTGTCTTGGATGTAATACTTAAAAACGAAAATGGCGTGGATATTGCCAAAGAACTCCGAGAGTGTGGATATAAGGGCAAAATTGCTTTCTGGACAGCTCACAAGGATTTTGTTTTTGATGCGTTGGATGTTGAATTTACGCATTATATCATCAAGGGAAATGAACACGGAAGAATGTTTTCTATGATTGACAATACCTTGAGTGATATGAAACACAAGATGCTCACAATCAGACACAGAGATTGCATTATAAGGATTCCATTGAACAAAATCGAGTACCTCGAAGCACGGGATAAGCAAGTTTTTGTTCATTGCACGAACGGGATTATGCACAGTATGTATGCAACTTTAAAGTCGGTTGAGCCTTACCTTGATAAACGGTTTTTGCGTTGCCATAAGTCATTTGTTGTAAACATGGATTATGTGCAAAAGCTGGATTCTGATTTTACGATGTTTTCTGGTGATAAAGTACTGATTCGTAAGAACGGATATGCGGATATTAAAAATCAATATTGGGAATATATTATTAAATAAAATAAAAGAGATGATCTGTCAAGGAATAGAAACAGATCATCTCTTTTTTGAGTTCATATCCAAACTCTGGGGAGGAGTTGAATTATGGTATATTTATTATATCACATTTATCACACTTTGCAAATATATTTCGTGGAAACAAATCCGAAATACTTTCCGGCAATGCGGATGTAGTACCAGTCGGTTTTGTCTTTTGTTCCTATCAGCGACAAAAAGGTGGCAATGCCATTAGCCAATTATTAGATGGCAATCAAATCTTTCCAGGTGTTCTTTCCGCATTCCCCGTCAACGCTCAGAACCCCGTTTCTGGATTTCTGATACTGTTTTAATGCATAAATGGTATTTGCATCTGCTTTTCTGGATAAGCTCAGTGCTTTCCCGTTTTTTCCTTTAAATCCTCTTGCGATCAAAATCTCTTGAAGCAACAGGACAGAAGTTCCTTCGCTTCCAAGTTTTACTAATTTTGGCTCAAACATATAACCGGCTCCTTTCGATGTGGTCGTTGATGGTTTTGTGCTAGTTGATGGTTTTGCGGTAGGCTTACTTCCAGTAGTATTGGTAAGTCCACTAAAATCAATTCCTTTTCCAGTAAATCTAAGACGATGCGTCCATCCGTGACTGTACAGGTACCAGGGCTGTGTACGGATCTCATTTCCAGAATTATCTTTCGTATCTTTTGTGCCCTCCGAACTTCTGGCATGAACAATGTCGTTCTTACCAATCGCCATTGCTACATGACTATTGGATCCATTCGGATTATTGTCCGCCAGTTCCAGGTCGCCTTTTATCATCTGTTTGTGTGCGGTCTGATTCCTAGCGACAACCTCAAATCCGGCATTCAGCATCTTGAGCATATTGCCAGTATAAGAGCAATTCTCTTTGAGATAACGCGCCTGTTTGGTAAGCCCATTTTTGAGGAACGCATAGTAATAAGCAGTAAGTGCCAATGAGCTACAGTCAAAAGATTTCGGAATGTTAATTTCGTATAAACTCCTAATTCTCTGACTGTATCCATGACTGTTATCATTGGCAATATTTACCGCAAAGCTTACTGCATCGTTTTTCACATTCTGGATAATCTGTTCTTTTGTCTTTGCCATTGTTCCACTCTCCTTTGCTTCTGTATAATCTTTATAAAATATATTTCTATCAACTTTGGTATTAATTCCTGGAATCGTTGCTTTTGAGCTGTACTGCCAGCCAACACCCCAACTTGGACGTAATCTCTCAACTACTGTCCCGTTATCATTTGCCGGATATCTGGCAATCCAGAAATCATGCTTTTTGAGGTGACTGCAAATCACATTCATGTACCAGTCAAGATTGCAATAGATTGCAAATTTATAACCAGCAGCAACAATAATCTCTCTGAATGCTTCTGCCAGATTATGAATACTTTCAGCTCCAAGTACTCTCTGTCTATGATTCTCTAAGTCGAGGAATACTGGAAACTGAATCTTTCTTCCGTTCAGTACGGAAACAACCTTTCTGGCTTCACTCCGGGCTTCGGATACTGTCGAAGCATAGGAATACTTGTATACTCCTACTGGAATTTTATATTTATTGCATCCGGCAAAGTTGTTCTCGAACTGTCCATCAATAACATTTCCGGCTTCTGTAATTCTCAAGATTGCAAAATCCATTCCGTAATTTGCAACCTTGTTCCAATCAATCTTTCCTTGCCACGATGATACGTCAATTCCTTTTAATTCCATATTCTTGTCCTTTCTCGGCATTGCGCCGGCGCAAATTTGTGCAAAAATAAGAGCCTTATGGTGCTGCTCGGATTCTTGGCATATTAACTGTAGGTTCTGTTCCCAGTATCTTTTCAGTGTAAACTCTGCTTTGCCCTCGATTCTTTTGGTAGCAATATACCTGCGTAACATTCCTACAGCACTATTGTCTACCACCGATAGTTCTGTTGTTCGTTCCTGGACTTCATAACGATTCAGTTCGATCGTAAGCGCATCTTGCACTATATCCAGTGTCTCCTGATCCACTTTGCTCTTTAATACTTGCATTACTGATTGTATGATCATTTGCCTTGACTCCATTATCAGCACCTCCCGTACCTTAATTATAAAGCATAGGTACAGATGCTAAACACGAAGATAAATAATAAAAATGTTACATTAAAAACATATAATGGTGGCGGATATTTGCAAACTGGACAAACATATTGTATATATAACGATAGCTTTTTATATCTCCATATTGGATTTAATTCACTTACTGCTTCTGGTATACAAAATGGGACAGTTCTTCTGACCTTACCAGTAAAAGTATCAACAAATAATCAAAATATTGGTGTTATTGGTTCGGGAGATAACAAAGCTCTTATTTGCGCAGTAGGCGTTTCATCAAATGGCTATAATATTGTTTGTAATGGGTTTGTATCAGCAGGTAATTATATAGCAGATTTAATGTTTATACGAGCATAAATTATATTATGATTTAAAAGTTATATATTTAGCTTGTGTCCACATACTGAGTATTCGAACAGATTTACCAGTTGCAATGTTACCCGTAAAATGCACTATATGAGTAGAATTTTGCTTACTTACAGCAACTATACTAACTGGACAAGCGTTCCAATCCGCATTAGTAGCTCCTATTAAGTAATAATCATTGTTAGTATCTGGTGGATTAATATAGATATGTCCTGCTCCAGTACCTTTATAAACTTGATTTACAAAAGTTATCTTCGTGTTTAATGTATTAATGCCTAGCTTGTCTTTCAGGTATGTAAATAATTGTGAGAACGATATTTTTTTTAATACATTCCCTTCTCCAACTATCAATGTGTCACTTTCTGCCGGCGTTGCTTTCGAAGCCAGTGCCGACATTAATATTGTTTTTAATGATTCTGCCATATAATCACCTCTATTCTTTCACTCTCAGCATCGAACCATCAGAAGTGGCAAGTGCTGATCCATCACTTGTGCCTAATACATACTGGACATTCCGAACATCAACAGCAATCGCATATTTCGCCCCTGTCTGAACTGATGTAGGGCTTATGCTTGCACCGGCTATATAAATGTTTGCATCTGCCATGCATATCACCCTTTCACTTTGATTTTATAATTATCTACCCACGTTTCATCTGCAATTTTATATGTGAATCTCAGACAATAGATTCCTGTTTTTTGTGGCTCAATTAACGCATCTAGCGTATGCTCGTTGATATTGCAATTTCCTTGATCTTCTACAGTCTCTGTTTCAGCATCTGTATCAACGAAAATCAATTCGTAATCCGCTGAAATGATGGAAAAAGGGATGTCTACACCGCATACCGGCTCTACTTTACTTTTAAATCGGATTTTTTCTCCCAAATCCATTATTGTATTGCTATCTACGTATCTAATTGCCATGTCCTCTCTCCTTTCAGCATGTTTTATGTCCGCTGAAACATTGCTTTACAAGCTCTGCCGTCAGCTGGCTCAGATTCAGCAATGAGCTGTACTCGATGTTCTCTGATTCTGCCGTATATCCTCTCGGAACGAGCTTTCCAGCAATCTCGTGCCCTGATATCAGAAACAGTACAGTGGCGGTATAAGCTGTCAAGCCACCACTACTTTCTGCATAGATTTCTATGACATACTGTCCATCTCTATTGGCAGGGACTATTGCGTCCCAGATTTCGAGATCCGATCCCTCTCGTCTCTGGAACTCAATAGCGAACTCATTACACGAGCCGTAAACCCTCGTAATCATCATTCATCAGTTACTGTGACAGAGATCACATAAGTTTTGCCTGCATCGACCGGATTAGGCGTTACGCTTGCGGCTGTAATCTTTGGTGGGTTCGGATCATACTTGACAGTTCTAGTAATGGTTGTTGTCTTACCGGCACTGTCTTTTGCAACGATAGTAATTGTATTTGAGCCTGCGGACAATGTGACCGTAGTGCTGAATGCTCCGTTGCTACCAACAGTGACAGCTTTACCATTAACTGTAACGGTTACAGGAGAAGATGTTGCATCGTTGGTTGTACCAGATACAGTGATTGTATTTTTATTTGTAACATATCCATCTGACGGAGAGCTGATGCTCAGAGTTGGTGGTACGGTATCAATCTTAAATGTTACGGATTTCTGCGTAGCTGCGTTGCCATCGTAATCGGATGCATCAAACCTAATGGTATGAGAACCATCGGTAAGAGCTGTTTCCGGTATGTACGAACAATTGTAACCACCGGTTACGGCGGTCTTTGTAATGCCGTCAGTAATCTTGCTTCCGGAATCGATTGTGATACCGATAGTAGACGGATTAACACCAGAATCATCATCTGTAACAGTCCATGTGATAGTTGGCTTGTTGTTGACAAGTGTTGCAGATGCTGTTGGATTTGTGACTGTAATTACCGGAGCGACCTTTTCTTTAACGGTTAATCGCAGGGAACTACCGATTGCGGAATCTGTTGCATCTTTGGTGGTCACGTTTCCAGCATCGTCCGTTGCCTTGATTGTTATTCCGTAATAATGTCCGCTCTGGCTGTAACTGGACTTATTTGGAGCTGTTACTGTAGCTTCATATTTGCCCGTATTACTGTTAAAAGTAAGGGTGTAAGTCTGTCCATTTACAATAGCTTGTACTTGCTTTACTGACATTTATGTACCTCCATTTCATAATTCATTCTATATAGTAATGTGCAATGTAAAAGAGATTTATTTTTGGAAACTCTATGAATCGTTATTGTGCGTGAAGACGAATTAATATTTGAGATTCTAAAGGAGTTACTATTTTATATTTCATAAATCTTTAAGCCAACTTGAATATAACGATTGTACATCCACCAGATAAGTCAATCTTATATTGAAATGAAATGTTGCTATCAGTATATTTCATTTCAATGGTGTTGTCGTAATCCACACCTTTAACAAGCGTTTCGATAAAAGAACCGTCCTGTGTCTGAATATTAACTATAGATAATGAACTTATCTTGTATCCTCCACTACGATACGTTGAAACTAGATAAAGTCCCGAAACAAGAGGAACAGTAACTAGTCTATTGGTGATCATACCTTTATAAAAGGGTTTTAACCGGTTACTATTTAATTGGTTAAGCGCGGCCGGTAACGTCATCGTTCCCTGATCCAGTCCGAAGGTCTTTGATGTCAATTTATTGAGTACCGCATCAGCAAGCTTATCATAATCAATCAGCTTGTTTGCCGCATCCTCCGCACTGTAAAGCATAAATTTATCTGCATCTTTTGGTGTTGTTTTTACGGGATATTCATTAAATTTTGCCATATTAATTCTCCTTTTCTATATTGAACTTTTCATAGAGCTGATTAATTAGTTTCTCCTGTCGGTCAAGCTGTTCTTTCTGGCTTTTTATCATTGCAAACATAGCAGGTATCATGATACGTTCGTTCCAGTCCTCAACAAGTCCGTTTTGATGCCGAGTAGCTTCCGGAAAGAATACTTCTACATTCTCAGCAATAAACATTGGGATATATCTTCCTTCATTCTCGTCCCCTTTAACTAGATATCCCTTTTTGTATTTCGCCCACGTTGGTTCGATATTGTACCATTCTTCAATTTCTTGCTCTGAAATATTGTTTCCAATATCTTTATAGCGTTTCGAGGATGAAGATTTCAGCATCAGCTGTTTGTATCCTGTACGTCCATCCCAACAAATAGTATTTGATGATGTCGTATACTCCATGTTTTCTATCTTTGGCGATTTTGCAAAAGATGCAGAATTAGTAACAGTTAAATCTCCAAATGTACCGGTATCAGCCGATACCTCTGTGGCATATACGTTTAGACTGTTATCATTCCAACTGATTCCCCAATTTTCACTATTTTCAATTTCAATATCTACTTCATCGTCAAAGAACTTCTTGATATCAACAGGGAATATTCCATCGCTTGAAAACTGTACACCTGTATATTTCATGTATTTTGAATTTTCTTCGTAGCTTGTAAATACAGTATATCCAGAGCGATCAATTAATCCTTTAACAGCATTGCTGGCATCTTTAATTTTCAGATAACCGTTCCCATTCTTTTTGCCGCCCAAGGTAACTGTTCCACCAAGAAGAGCATCAAGGCTGACGTAGAGACGCCCATTGCTATAATATAATCCCTTCCAAGCCCCGTCATTAGTCAGAATGCTAACTATTTGCTCCTGCGTCAAATTGTCTATATCAATAACGACCGCCACGCTCTGCATATCCATCAATGTCGTAGTACCACCGGATGCATATAATTTACATCTAACATTTGTCACATCTCTTGGAATACCGACAGTTGAACCAGTAGAACTTGCTACTGTCTGACCAGATCCATTTGTCAAAATAGAATACAAATAGTGTGTCACGGTATCCTCATCGGTTGAACTAGTATAAATGGTATTCCAAGTGTTTCCGTCAGCAGTCTCTTCAACAACGAATCTGCCTTTATAAGGCACTCTAGTAGCTGATTTTCCGTCACGATAATACGCTTTAAATGTTATAAAGTTTGGACTAATTGTCTTGTCAGAGCCACGTTTCAAGACGTTACATGATGGCTCAACCATGTATGTTCTACCAGGTTCACCATCTTTTCCATCTTCTCCCTTTTTCTGCTTAGAAATCGTGAATCTTTTTGTTACTGCCAGATTACTGAGATATGTTGCTCTGATGTCTATCCATCCATTGTCTGCCGATAGCCCAGTAACATTGTAGATATGTGTTGCATCACTCCAAGAGCCTGTGATACTGTCGGATTTTGTGATTGTATAACTACAATCGTCTGTAATATCCGATGAGCCATACATTACAGTAGCTTTGGTAGATATCTGTGGAAATACTGCGATATTGCCATCTGCATCAGCCGTAATCGTCTGCATTTCGTTTGATAGCTGCAAAGTCATGTTTTTGGCAAGAGCTGCTGCTTCAAGGGCTTTGTTTGCTGTGGTATCATCGGTATATTTATTCAGTTTCTTCCAGTCAGATGACGCATACACACTTCCTTTTGCTCTTGCTACAACACAAGTGAGGATATCTCCGCCGTCTTGAGACCATAAATCTCCGATATCATACGGCGGCGAAGGCTGTATAACAAACGTCCTTCTCTTGCCGTCTGCGGTATCTTGCGCTTTCTCAGCTTGTGCAAGTGCTTTGGAAATGTCGTTGTCTTGAATCATCTGCCATTTCCATGTTGCACCGTCCTGCATAAACCGATACGCGTAGCCAGTGCTCTTCCAGTAAAAAAGATCACCTTCGTGCTTTTTACGTTCTTCTGTGCTTGTCCACTCAGAAGCCGGTTTGTTCTGCAAAGACGGTTCGTAATCATAAAAGAAGGACTCAATCTGTCCATCTATCTGTGCTTGTAAGCCGGAAAGCGAATAGGTTACAGTATTTGCATAATCCGCAAGTTTACCATCCGAATATGCTTTGCTCTCTGCCAAGCTATCAGATATAGCTTTTGTAGCCGTCTTTCCACCAATCTGTACATGATCTCCGCTGATGATTACTTTTTTGGTATCCATATCAACTTGGAAGATGATATTTCCACTCTTATCCTTTACGGTAATCGCACCTGTGTTAATCCAGTCAGCATTTAATCCTACGGCTGTGAGGATTCTTACAATCGTATCGCCATCAACAGTCATACCGCCATTCCACGTTTGACCACCATCTGTAGAAACTCCCCATGCCTCAGAAGTCATTTTCCATACCGCTTTGGATTCAGCAAGTGTAGGTTTGTCATGCAGATAGAAAATCTGGCTTCCATCCTCCTGTGTCTCAACGGTGGTATATACACCGGTCGCAGAATCTATTCGCTTTCCGAATTCTTCAAGTGCTTTTTCTCTCTCGGTTTTTTCCTGCTTAACCATATTTCTTGCAGTAACAAATGCCTGCGTCGCCTGGGAATATCGGGTGCTGCTATTTTTAGCAGCACTTTTGGCATTACAAGCTATCTTCTGACCAGATCCCGGTTTCAATGTAGTTGTGGTAAGTAGCGATGTGTATATTTTTCCATTTCTATCCACAATAATCAGTGAATCTCCGGCTTCCATAGCCACATCTGTAGGACACTCGGATTCAAATGGTCTAAATCTCATGCCAACGCATTTCTCGGCAATCATTGAAGCGATTGTCTGGCCATCGCCAACACGAATTAATTTATTACCAGAAATTCCAAGTACATATCCCTCTGTACCAACCATGTAAGTTTGCGGATTATCAGAAGAGGATTCGCTGTATTCAGTTACTTTCACGCCTGTGATTACTACATCTGTATGATGCGGAGTAAAACCATAGGTGGTTTCTATTTCAGAAATGTTACCTTTTTCGTCAGTTGCAAAAAGCCTCAGAATCCCATCATTTTCAAGAAGCGTACCATTGTCAGCCGACAACGCACCATCTGAGTTCGAGAAGTTAAGATTAACGTTGCTTCCGTCCTGTGTTTTTAATACTCCAAGTTCATCAACTGTAAGTTCTTCTTCATTGACAAAACCGTACCAATTGACGCACAATCTGCCATATTCATCGCATCTCATCCACTGACAGCCAATCTGCGCAACCCACTGTAGAACCTGGCGAAATGTTAAAGCTTCGTCATTTGGACGATTCTGCACAATGTAATCATCTCTATAGAAGTTTAAAGTTTGCAGAGTAACCCCACATACCTCGCAGGCATCTCGTACAATCTGCCCTCTTGTTGCCGGATATTTCAATTTGCTGTCGGAATAATTGCGGTCAAACTTCCGCATATTATCTTCGCACGTAAGGTCTATGGTTACCGTTTCGTCTTCCGGCTGTTCAATAACTGTCACTGTGCAAATACGTGTTTTTTCAATAACCGCATTTTTATGAACTATGATTGTATCACCGGTTGAATCCAGTATTTGTTCTCCAGCTGAATCTAACAGTTCACTTGTATCCTCATTTTCAATCTGTAATCCAACATAACATATGACTTCTGCTCCCTCAAAATCGTAATCGGAGTACTCACCGTCAAAATTATTAATGCTAAGATTCAATACATTGATGATTGCAGAACCGATGTCAAAGCTACTATCATTAGATACGGAATCTTCGAATTCCATTCCGTTTTGCCACAGATTGGCACTGGTCAGATTGAGTACAGTTCCGTCTGTAAGTGTGATATCTGCATACTTGAGGTACTGCACGTCCATTCCGTTCTTGACTTTTTCTTTCCATCTGTTAGATAATTTTCTCATGCATTACCTCTCAATCACATCAAAACTGATAGATTCTGTTCTCTGGTTTCCATGCCACCACCATTTAACAGGCGCACTCCTGTCACCAACATAAAATGTTCTGGTTTCGTATTTTCCAGACATCATATCTGGATATGTAATTTGGATGTACTCGGGATTGAACGCTTGAAGGATTTTAGCTGTAGTAGCCCAATCTTTACCTTTCCACTGCAAAGCTAATTTCCTTTTTTGCGCTACCCTGTTTTTATGCATGACAGAGTCATCAGATCTTCCTGATTTTGCCGCTGATACGTCCTGTAATCCCCATGTGTAGGAAGACGGGCAAGGCATCGAGACACCGTTTACTTTTAAAAATATTTCTGCCATATAACACCTCATAAAAGAAAAAGCACCTCCCCGAAAGAAGATGCTTAATTACACGAAAATAGCGCCTATCGCTCTGATAGACGCTTTATGATTCTTTATTCTATCACATATACAAGGTGAGATTCAGTAAGAAAAAGTTATATTTTGCTTTGCATTAAACGGATTTGTTCTTTACAAAATGATTCATAATCCGTGTTTCCCATAAGAATTGCCCTATTTGTCAATTCTTCCATTGATTGTAAGAATACCGGCGTATCCTTTTTCTTTACTTTACACATGACAACAACATATTTATTTTCTTTGTGGAAGTAATCTCCGCAAAATTTGACTCTAATTTCATTTTGAGCAAAAATCCTATCGGCAAGGAATCCAGTTGTGTCTATATAAACAAAATTATTATATCTGGAAAATCGGTTTGATTTTAATTGTAAATAGTTATTACTCATAATATGTTCACTTTCTAATCAATTACTGTAATATTTTTGCCTAGAATCAATTCTGGCATATTATCTGTGGAAATTATCGCCAGATGATTTTGAAACGTTTTCGACCTCATTTATGACAGCAAGAATAAGTTTTTCCACAAACTGTTCTTCTGGTGATCCTGTATACTTTCCTCTGAGTTCATCGGTTTCAGATATAAATTGTTCCCACAGTTTTGCATCGTCAAGTGGAATCTTCCAGTATTTCTTGTGAAGTCCCCACACTTCCTGCCATATGGCAAAGTATTTTTGTTTGAAATCCATTATTCCTCCCATTTCCGTTTTACACGATTGTACAAAATGTTCTGTGTCTTCTCCGTGAAGAACAGCCAGATATGATAATCGCAGTCCATATTGTTGTTCTTTCCAATGTTGGAACTGAAATATTCGTCCATCATGTCCAGATAATATTGCGGCTCCTCGTCCTCTTCGACTATTCCGTCTTTCACCATATCCAAGTCAGCATTTCGAATCATACTCAGAAACTGGTCAAGATCATTGGCATAAACCATCGGGTGTCGTTCTCCCCGATACTGTTTGAATTTTTCAAAGAAGTTGCTGACTAATGCCATAGTCAGGCAGATGTCGTGGTCTTCCAAAATATCTTCTTTGTCCCCGTACAGAGAATTAAATCCATTGTACAGGATTGTCGGTAGTTCTTCGTCTTTGTAATCGACAGAGCGATTATTTTTCACATGTGCGTACCGTTCCTGCTTCTGCTCTTTCGTTCTAGGTGGTATATTATTAATATTTATATTTATATTATTATTAGGAGCAGAAGTATTTACTCCTTTACCAGACGATGGTAAAGTCTTTTTTTCTGTACTTGATAAAGTACAGTCTTTATTTGTATCAGTAATTGATTTATCAGTAGTTGATATATCAGTTCTTTTATTATGGGGGTGATGTTCTACCTCTGGAGTTTCTAGGGGTAGGTTTTCTATACCTTGAAAAAAAGACTCTTGATTATTGTTGTTATCAGATACATCCTGCGGAGTTTCGTAAATATTATAAATGTACTCAAACTTAGATCGTCCCTCTTCTTTGCAAGGTTTTTTCTTATCCACAACAAGGTATCCTGTTGTTTTTAATTCCTTTATAGTTGACTTTACTGCTGTTTCGTTTTCTTTCAAGATTGCACATAACCCCGGAATAGAATAATTCCAAGAATCCGGCAAAGAAAACATCACTGACAAAAGTCCTTTTGCTTTAAGACTTAAATTCTTGTCTCTTAAATGATGATTACTCATCATTGTATAATTCTTTGTTTTGTGTACTCTAAATACTGCCATAAAATGACCTCCATTCATTTTCAATCCTCCAAATTTATAAAAACAGTAGGCGTATCTCTTGGAGGTGAGATTTTCGGGAGCTACCCTAGCCTACTGAATTTAACTAAATATTAAATACCATACACTTCTTTGTTGTATTTTGCTCTATCCATATCGGATTTTATTCTTACCCATTTATCAATTTCTGCCATTGTTTCACACAAATTTTTCATCATGTTTATTCCGAACATAGGGATGCTCCCACATTCTGAGACGATTTTAAAATCAAGGCTTGCAATCCCTTTATTGTTTTTATCAGAATTAAATCCAGTTAATAAAAAGTGATATCGACTATGTAACTTCGAAGGTAATAGAATTAAATTATTAATATCATTGTTGCTTCTGTCAAAGTCAATATGGTGGATTACATAGTTACTGTCGAAATCAATCCCATAATAGTCTTTGTAATATTTACGGTAATTAAAAGATTTTGCCATAGAAAAATACCTGCCTTCCGTATATAAGATGCCTTGAAGTGTATGTAAATCAACAGGCAGGCGGCAAGGCATTTCCACTTGTCCCCCGTCGGGTTAGCCTGTTGGTTTTACCAAACAAAAAAAAAGAGCACACAAAAGAATCGTGAGGTTTTCCCTCGTTTCATCTTTAGTGTGCTCTATTCAACAAATGTAATAATTATTTCTTGTTTAGTATATCAAATTCTACCGCAAAAATCAATATGCTGGGGACGGATTCATACGATAATCTGTGTTGTTCTGAGCCTTTGTGACAATTCGCGCCAGTTCACGTTCGTTCACCTTGATACTGTTCATGATGTACTCTGGTGAAGAACCACCAAAGCCACCATTGTTCATCAAAGCAGTAACTACGCCACGCTCGACAGCTTCCATGATCTCATCTTTCGTAAGTCCCATGTTTCCGTCATAGCCGGACATGATGCTGTCGGCAATGGATTTCATGGCTCTGCGATTTTCCAAAGGAAGAACGGCTTCCTGTCCTGCTTCGCCTACACCAATGACAGATGCATTTTTAAACAAACCACCTTTTGCATACCAGTTCGGACTATAGACAGGGGTTGAACTGGTACCGCCATTCCCAAGGCTATGTGTTTTCCACTGAGAAATATAATACGAAAGCGTAGGCATTCTCACGGATTTCATTCCATTTCTTAATGATTGAGCCGCATTATGGCCAATGCTGTACATATCACTGAATGCGCTGCGAATAGTTCTCATAAAGCTATTTAAAGAGCTATCCATACTCTTTGACATACTTCCAGAAACATAAGAAGAGATATCTCTTCCGATATTCTCCCATTTCTTATAAGCAATGTTGTACTGACTTTGGAAATGGCTTGTTACAGATTTGTCCATATTTCCAAGTTCTGTACTTACGGCATTTTTCATCTCCCTTGCCTTTAATGTCGCTTCTCTGGAAGAATTTCCCCATGAGCTAGTAGTTGTAGTTTCCATGCCTTTCATGTAAGTATCAGCCTGTTTCTGGATTTCCGAGAAATCATCTGTGGCATTTTTTGCCATTTGATTTGTGGCTGTTTGAGTGTCTCTTGATGCCTGTCCAACTGATGTTGATATAGTCTGCTGTGCTCCAACAATATTCTTGTCTACTGCTGATTTTGTGGCTAACGTAGCGTTCGGGAAGTCTTTTGCAAGTTTGTTGTTCAGTTCATCGAGTGGAACTCCTGCATTCTTCAATGAAGTGTAGACTGTATCTAATGCATCTTTGGTATTTGTGATAGTTCCACCATTATTAGCATTATCAAGTTCGTCCATGGCTGTTTTGTATGAACCACCAAAATCGTCAGATTTCAGACTCAATAAGTATAGCTCGTCTTTCAAATCCGAAATACTGATTTTTGATGTATCGAATTTACCAGCTGCTTCTGACACGCCATCTCCAAGTGCGGAGATTTGATTAGTCATACCCTCAACAAATTCAGCCGATACACCGGCCTGTGCGCCATACTGCTCAAGAGCTGTTCTAGCCTGATCGGATGAAACGCCATACTCTTTCAATTTTTCAACCATATCAGAGTACATTTCATCGTGAGTTTTTCCAAGTTCTTCATCCTTCTCAATAAGCTGCCACAACGCTTCCGATTGATCGTTTGTAAGATTTGCTACATCAGTCAGCTGTGTTGCGTAATCATGGAGATAACCACCATACTGTGTAGTCATTCCATTACCACCTTGCATGGTCTCAAAAAGTCCTGCTAATTTCTTGGTAAGTAATACTGCACCATCTACTGCAAGAGCAATTCCACCACCAGTTGCAACAAGTGAGCCTAACGATGTCCCAAGAGCCGGAATAGTTGTTGAGACTGCTTCTGTGATTGCGGGACTCAGCATACCTTGTACAGCTTTAGAAAGATTTCCAAATACAGTATCACCTGTAAAAAACTTAGTAATTGTATCAACTAATGGCATGAGCTTATTACCAACTGCAAATACAGCCATAGCTTGAATAAATGTGCCGGCAGATGTACTTCCAAGTCCTTCCCAGATTCCACCAAGAACGTCTCCGATAACCGTAAGTAACTGTGCAAGATGTTTTCCCCAGTCAATTTCACTGAGGAATACGCCTACATTGTGTCCAAACGCTTCCCAATCGACACCCCTTGCAATCTCGATAAGTGACGTGAGTAATTTGTTAATAAATTCTTCTAACTTCTGTCCATTCTCTTTCCAGTTGAATTCTTGCATGAATGTGGTGATTCCATTTGTAATGTTATCAACAAGATTTTCCCAATTAAAGCTTGCTGTAAATGAAGCCAATGTATCAAAAGCACCATTCAATCCAGTTGCAAGTGTATGAGCAATTTCACCGAAATTAATCTTTTCAAAGATTCCGTTCAAGCCTTCTGCGACAGCTGTTCCAATTTCTCCGTACTGGAGATTTTCTACGAAGCCTGAGAAAATATCCCATCCACGCATAAAGGAATTTCCAAGCAGATTGCCGAAGTTTTCCCAATTCACTTCACGAACAAGGCCAGTGATACCATTGGCAAATTTAGCACCAAGGTTCTTCCAGTCGATTCCTTCCAGAAGTTGGTTTGCAGTATTTACAATGGTATTCATACCAGCTCCAACGGTACGTCCCATCAAATCCCAGTTGATATTATCAACAAGGCTGTTGAAAGTCTGGGTGAACGCACTGGTGAATTTAGTGATGTACGGGCCTACGTTATTCCAGTTAATGAAATCATAAAGCTTTTGCATTCCCCAGTTGATGCCATCAGCCATGATTTTTCCAAGGCCTTTCCAGTCTTTTCTCTTAAAGGCATTTACAATGGCATCTGCCATTTCATTTGCCCTGTTGGACATTTTCTTGAATGCTTCGTCCCATGCTTTTTGATATGCAGATAAAGCATCGTTCAAAGCTGCATCAAGTGCTTTGATATGCCCCAAACCGCCTTTTCCAGAGCCAGAAGATGGATTACTTGTACTACCAGAATCAGAATTGTCATTAAGCTGATTCAGTTCATCAAATGAAAGAACTGACAATGTTTTTTTGAGCTTTTTGGCATTCTTATTTGCAGTATCAATAGAATCACTAGCATTATCCATATCATCCGCAATGTTACTTGTATCTACAGAAATACCGCCAGTAGATGATACAAAGTTAGACAGTTTGATTCCAAGAAGTTTTGCAATATAAGCGAACATTCTTTGTATTGCGATTACTATTGCATTGATATATGGAAGTACTGTTTGCAGTATAGGAATGAATAAGGAACCTATTGTTCTACCAAGGGATGCAAAGTTAGATTGAAGCATACGAATCTGATTTGCCGGTTGATTTCGATTTGTTATCGTAAGGCTTTTTATCCTCACTTCTGCATTATTACAATGCATGTCCAGCGTACCTTTTTACCACAGGCTCTGCACCTGTACCGTCCGATAGTGATGCCTCTTGGGAAGATTATATTCTGTAGTATCTCAACTACAGTTTCACTTCCTACGCGTTGCGGTTGACTATACTTTTAATCATAGCCTTCACTCTCTGATTACCGTTGCAAACGGCTTTCCAGCTTATTTCATCACTAATAACTCATATCCTACTTGACGGTTTCGATATGAGCGACTTGCCAGTAGCTACGCATTTATCACGCTACTGACCTATTTATCGTTTCTGACAAATCAGCCCATGCATACTTAGAGTTGTTCAGCAAGATAATCGTTCTCAGAATCGTTTTATCTGCCTGAGACAAATTCGATATGCTGGTATTAATTCCAAGATTATACAGTTCCTGTTGCATGTTGGCATTACGGATATTAATGCCGTACTTGTCCATAGCGCGGCTCATACCAGTCAAGCCAGATGCCATGTCCTGCCATACATCCTCGAAGTCCATGTTTCGTACAGAAGCAAGGTCTGCGCCAATCATAGTAAGTGCATTAGACAATTTTAAGGCAGTCTCTGATGTATCGCCCATAGATGATGCCATCTGTGCAAATGTTGCCTGATACTGCATTGTTTTTTCTGGGTCAAGTCCAAGACTAGCGGTATTGGTTCTAGCCAGTTCACCAGTATCTGAAATTTCGAATCCTGTCAGTTTCTGTGAAAGCTGTTTTGCCCTTTCCTGGAATGAATTTGCATATGCTTCAACGGATTTTATGCCACTTTTTTTCCATTCGTCAGTGTTGATTCCTTCTGCCACCTGATTGAACGCAGAATTGAAATAGTTCAGAGTCTCTACATAGTTCATTGCGGATTCTACTGGCGATGTCAGAACATCTAATGCTCTTTTTACGAGGAAACCTTTGGCGTAAAAAGCACTCAACTTATCAGTTACTGAACTCATAGGGTTTGACAATCTTCTTATTTTTTCACCAGTTTCAGAAGATGCATTTCCAATACCTGCGATTGCAGATACAGCTTTTCCGCCTAAAGAAATAGCTTTTGAAGCAAATTTTTGAAAAGCATTTGTCAGCCCATTGATTACAGTACTTGCTTTTGAACCTAACGAAGAAAGCGTGTTAAATGAATTCGAAACGCTACTTGTGGCACGCCCTACTTTGCTTCCAGACGATGCTAATACTGCAAGAGCTTCTGTCATTCTTATTGTGCTCGAACTGATATCTGGTGCACTTTTCATTACGTCAAAAAACTTCAAAACCTCTTGTGCGAGAGTTGATAATTGACTTGCAGTCTTTCCAGTTTTATCTCCTGCACTAGCTAATTTTCCAAGAGAAGTAATAAAAGCATTGGTGGATGCTGATACTTCGCTCATAGAGCCTAATTTAGTAGCCGCATTATTTAAACCTGTCGCAAGATTCGGAAGTTCCTTTGATACATTGCCGATATACTGTCCTGTGCCGGCAAGTTTAGCTATAGCGGTTGTGAACCGGCTAACGCTCGGAGAAACATCTGGAATAGCATCAAGTTTCTGCATCTCGGTAAGAATTTTACCTAATTTCCCTGTATCAAACTGACTGAAATCGGATTTTCCAAGACGATTGATAGCGTTTATAGCCGCATTCAATCCATTTGCTTTAAAATTCACGCTGCCTAAACTTTTTAAAGAATTGGAAAAATTATTTAACCGGCTTATGTCAAGATTTCCAATGGCAGTGTTTAATGTATCTAATTTTTTTACAAGGTTATTAATAGACCGCACCGCCTGAGTTGTGCTACTCTCTATTTGTATATTGAGGGTATCTATGGTATTATCGGCCATTAAAGCACCTCCTTTTAATCAAAAAAATAAAGGGCAGACAAGACTTTTAATCCTGCCTGCCCTCGTCATTATTACCATGATTCAGCTCAAAATTTGCTTGCATGAGTTGCAATGTCATGAGCAACCTGTCACGTTGCCGTTTCTTTTCTGTTTCAGAAAGATTCTCTTCATCCTCTTGCTTTTGCTTTTCGGCTGTTTGTGAAAATGGTTCTTTAAGGTATTCAGCCTTTGACTTTTTACCAATAAGCACATTTGCAACCGCAGTCTGAACTGCACACATCGTGTACATGTTGAACTGCCATGCTTGCGAATCAGCCATTTTTTGTTTTAATTTGTAGGCTTCCATATATGGTTCTAAATCATATGGTGTAGAATCCATAAACTTTTCTTCTGAAACACCGATTGATAAATACAATGGAAGTAACTTTTTATAAACTACTTCTGGAAAAGTTAGCTCTTCTTCTTGTGATCCTGCGGAGTCTTCGGAAGTTTCTTTTCTTCCTCCGATTTCTCCTCCATTGCTTTTACCATTCCGGATAAAAAACCGTTCTTTTCAAGCTCCTGACTTGCTTTTTCAAATAAAGTAAATCCATTATGAGGATTTTCCTCTGTGGATTCATCTTCGTAGTCGTCCAGAAGATCGCACACTTTATCGTATGCAATTTTCTTTTCTTCTTCGGTTTCATATCCGAATTCATCCTTGTGCTTTTTTTGCAATCCTACTAGAATCAGTTCTGGAAGCATTTTAATCATATCTTTCGGATTGTTGATTGCTCCCATAGAAGACACTTGTGTAAGAATGTCTGACTGAGTAAGTACGCCATATCCGAATTTTACTTTGTATGTTTTGCCATTCGCTGAAAAACTAAACATGAATTATCCTCCCTGCTTTACATCTTATTCAGTAGCCGCTGTCGGCTCAATTTTGGTATCCAGTCCCTTATATGTATTGATGATAAGAGAAATAGACATGGTTGCTGCTTCATTCTGTGCAATTTCTGGCATTGGAATTTCGCGACCGCATTCTGCAATAACAAAGAACGCGTCTGACATATCCGGGAATGATACCTGGAACCAAGTTGCCAGTCCTGTAGTTTTTGCAGCCTTAGAATCTTCGTACAGTTTTTTAATCTGTTTAACAGATTTATCTGGATCCATGATAAATTCAATCTCCCAAGTACCACCTGTATCCTGTCTACCAGCTGCATACTGTGTCAGATAATCTTCCAGTGCAGAAACATCAATCTGTTCTGTGTCAAGAGAAATACCGCCGATGGAAGAGGCTTCTTCCAGCTGTGTGAATTTGGTAGGTTTTGTGCCTTTCACGGTTTCAACGGCATATGAAAATTTCACACCAAGTGTAGTTAATCGTGCCATTTTGGCTCCTTTCTGCCTTTCGGCTATAATTTGTTGCAATAAAAAAGAGCCTTAACGGCTCTGGTTCTAGTACGTAACCCTGTACCGGGAGATAAAAGGATCACCTCCTTCTAGTCTTCTTTGCTTGCCTGCTTTACAATCTGATTTACATAATTACTAAGTCCTGCAACGAGGATTCCCTGTGTGATTGCGGTAAAAATTGCCATTGCGATTTCCTGTGCGCCAGATATAGCGCATGTAGCAATAACATAAATTCCACAAATCAGAATGCCTAAAGCACCAAGGATTGCCGGGATATATTTGTCCGGTATGACTTCGGATTTTTTGATTCCCATTCCGATAAAGTACAGTACAACCGCGACAATAAGAAGTTCCGGTTTCACGTAATTCATAATCTGTTCCATGTTTTTCTCACTCCTTTCCTAGAGTAATGTGCCAGTATATATCCGGCTATATCTGCTAACAACACGTTTTATGCTGTTATCAGCATTATTTTGTCTTACGGGCCCGTATATCCTACGGAACCCCATGCCAACCATAGCCTTGTGACTGGCATCGTCAATTTCATATGCTTTTGAAGAAGCTTTTGAACCAGTCGCATAGGATTCTGATTGGAAAGATGGCGTTGTCGCGCACTCATCTCCCTCAAGATTGCCACGTGATGTTGGATTTCCAAGTAAGAACAAACGTGCGTAAACCCTTTTGTTTGAAGCTACCGTCTGACTTTCGTCATTAGAAAAGTTCCCTTTTCCTACAACGGGTTCAATAGTTGTTCTCCATCGTTCAAATACGTCTGAAACTGGATTTTTTACTACATCTGGCATATCTGTCACCACCTTATTTTGAGCATAGAAAAAGCACCCACCATTTCGGTAGATGCTTTTATATCTTACAGTATACATAAAACAGACGTTATATTCAGTAAGAAAAGGTGTTATGTTTTTATGCAGAAAACACTTCTTTTGCGATTCTACGGATATTCTGCATAATTTCTACGCTTGCTTTGTACACGGGCATTGTAGCCTCCGTACCGTAAGAACGTACCCATTCGCCAGAATCTGCCACATATACCCACGATTCGTTTTTTCCTTTTCCCTGTCCGTAAGAACCAATGGTATATCCGAATTCTTCTCCTTTTGGATGGGGACTTGTTCCTGCCGGAGTGTTGTAATGGATACCTGCACCGAATTCTATGAACAAAAGTCCAGAACCCTCGCACACAAGAATTGCCTGTGCGTAATTTCCGAACCTGTTGATTTTGATGTAGGTATTGTGGCCCCTGTCAGAATCTCCCTGTGCCAACATAATATTTTCGTCTATGACGGGAATTCCTAATTCGCAAAGCCTTTTAAGAAATACTTCATTTTTATCGCGAAGACTGTTTTGGTATGCTTTCAATTCTTTGATTGCATTTCCAATAGATTTTTGGCTCAGATTGCATTTGATTACTCGTCCGCTCATTCTTCTGCACCTATCTTTTTAATTCCATATCTAGCCAGATTTCCTCTTTGCGTATCAAGGATTTTCTTCAAACGATAATCTGGCGGTGTTGTAGGAATACCATCTTCCAGAACCAGATTTCCCAGTGCGTCAACCTGTGGCACGGTATCAATCCAAAATACATCTCCCTCTTGCGGATGGAAAGAACGGTTGAAGGAAGTAATGTACCTGTCGTAATCTGGAACAATACCAGCGGACAATTCTTCTGGTGTTCCTGCGGTAGATGATACAGAAAACTTAAAGCTTTGTGGCTGACTGTAGAACGGTACGGTATCTATCCCATCAAGTATTTCGGTTACTTTTGACCAATACACGGTCTGTTTTTGTCTTTTTAATCCTCTCATTTATGTTTATTCCTTTCAATGATTGTGGTACAATGTTTTTAAAAGGAGGGGCAAATATGGAATTATACGATACAATCCATTGCAAATGTGGATGCAAGTATGAGGTTAATCAGAATATAACAATGGACAAAATATCATGTCCAAATTGCGGAACAGAATATGAACATTCTGAACAAGTGTTAAAAAGATTACGGCTTGCAAAAACTATTGATTCCAATACAGAATCAAAAATATGGTCACATATTCTGGCTGAATCAACAGAAGAGTTTTTAAAACCAGAATCGCTAGAAGAAATCCTGGATAAAATTGATTGATAAAAGGTCTTGCCGGAACCTTACCGGTAGTCACATACTGCCATCATCCTCGACACGATCTCAGAGATGATATACTGATGCAGTTCTTCGGCAATTTGTTCACTACCCTCTGTTATCCGGCGTAAATATTCTGGACTAAGCATAGTATATCACCTCTTTCGTCAAAAGTCGTGGTACATGTTTTGAATTTTACTGGTTAACTAAAGTCCTCTTTAGTTAATTAGTAATGTAACATACTTCATTACTTTAATACAAATCATCGATCAACAACGCATTTGTGCAAACAAAATGTACTCCATTTTTTGCAAACTCTTTTGCTACAGATTTTTCATCTGTTGTACCAACGCCTACTTGGATATTGTTTGACAACGCTTTAGAAACGCCATTTGAAGTAAGTTTCTCAACTGTAGAACCTATATAAACAGCATTACTATTTGTTTTAAGATTGATTGCTATATTTATTGCATCCTCATCTATATCCCTATCTACATTTACAAAAAAATTAGTAAAATCACATAGACTGTGTATATATGTTAAAAACGAATGCTCAAAAGAATTCCATACAACCTTATCAAGCATTCCCAATTTACTTGCCACATTATACGCGCCTTTTATCCAACTATTGTCGTAGCCTCTTTTTAATTCGATAATAGGCTGTACCGATTTTACCTTACAGAAATACAAGAAATCTTCAAGTGTGCATATTTCCGTTCCTTTATATTCCACATCTTTCCAAATTCCAAAATCATATTGTTTAACATCGTTATAAGTAATAGTAGAAATATTAACAGTTTCTGGCAACATGTTTCCATTTTTGTCCCTAGCAGTTCTATTAATATTAATATCATGAGATAAAACTGGTATTCTATCAGATGTATAAACAACATCAGTCTCAATACACCTACAGCCATTTTTATATGCCAATTCAAAAGCTGGCATTGTATTTTCTGGAGCAATACTTGAATATCCTCGATGAGCCATTATAACAGTATAATCATTAAAATTATTTACCGGTTTTTTACCAATTAATTCATCTATAAGATGTCTATTGCCTTCTATGCCACTATATGATGCAACATATTTTTCTGTAATTAATTCTATATCATTTTCTTTATATTCCTCCATAGTATCTTTCAATAATAGTCTATACTTAGTGCCTTTGCTTACTGATACTTCATAGTTCCACCCACTATCATATAAAAAATTACCATTTTCATCATAAGAATGATATGCTAAAACAAATCTATCTTCCAACGACCTAAAAGTGGTATCATAATATGCACAAGAAATATCTTTGCTTCTAAATCTTGATGCAGATGTTGAAACTGGAATACCGTTTGATAAAGTTCCATATACAAATTTCATGTAATTCTTTAATATATCATTTCTGTAAGTTAAATTTATCAATTCCCATTCATATGTTATTGCGCTTAAATATTCGTGAACATCAGCAATTCCAGTTGTAATTCCTGTTTTAAAAATAGTCACCGAAAACTTTGTATTTGCCGTTATTACTTTTCTATTTTTTATAAACGAATCTTTTTTTATAAAACTACCATCGTTATCATACCAAGAAAAAGCAACTTGAAATCCATCTTTAATATATAATATTAAATTTGTATCATAGGAAATGGGATGTTTATTCGATACCTGATAAATATAATCACGTTCATATTCGCCAGTAGAACTTTTGATATTACCAACGTCAAATTCTCCTTTTAAAATACATGTACCATTCTCTAAGTTAACTAAATCTTCCTTTAGCGAATCAGTTTCTGCCTTTACTTTTTTAAAATTGTCCCCTACGGCTTTGGAGTCGGCAAATGCTCCCTCGACGCTCAAAGTTTTATCTGAGATAGGCTTGTCTGCTAAGCCTGGATACCCAACTGGAACATCTCCGTTTTGAGTATGGACTTTTAAAATTGATTCTGCCATGAACTACCTCCTAAAAAATAAGTACACCATCATCTGCTAATGTTGGTGCGATGGGATTCTGAGTCAAGTAGTTGTTGACAGCTTCTTGTACCTGTGCATACCCAACTGCCTAAATCCGGCAATTCGTCACCGGCATCATATTGAATCCCATCAAAAATTACTGTATTTTCTGCCTTTTCCATCTATGCAATCATCCTTTCTGCCCCGATAGGAGCCACATATGTAAACTGGTTTCCTAAAATATCTTTTGCAACGCCAATTACAAAGCATCCGTAATCGGCAAGCATATTGCACACAAATTCCTCTGCTTCAACCCAATACTGTTTCTTAACCATACGGTGAAGTTCTGGCAATAAACCATAACTGAACATCACGCAATGCCCTAATTCATGGATAAACACACGGTTCAGAAGTTCTCCGTACAGATTATTTGCGATTGAAATTGTCATTGTAGAATAATCTGATACCGCAAGTGTTCTCTGCCCTGTACGGTCAATCAAAACACTATCATAGGGCGAAACAAAGCGAACTTTCCATAAGTCCCCGTTCATATAGAATTGTCTTAGCATGGTTTATCACCATCCTTTTTGGCTTATGCTGTATAATCTTCAATAACAGGAATCCCGTATTCAATGGCACAGGTGTTCTCAATCTTACATCCTCTGGCTTCGTCCCATCCTTTAGCAAAGAACGCCACATCAGCTTCTGCCAGAAGTTTAATGGATTCACCCAGATACCAAAGTGGCTTTGCATCCACTGGTGCTTGCTGGAAGAAAGAATCAATTACTTCTACAGGTTCACCAACCTGCTTCTCTGCGCTCTTAATCGCTTTTTCTCTTACTGCAAGAATTTCTTCGTCTGTCTTGCCCCTCATGGGCTGACTAATAAATAATTTCTTCATAATAATTCTCCTTTCAACAAAACTGCCCCTGCTACATTCCTGTAACAAGGGCAAAATTCATTTCATATTTAATTCATCTGCTGTATCAGACGAGTTAAGTCGGTTTTCATCGACTGCCTAAGGGTCGCATCTGCATCAGACCACATCTCAGTAAGATTGCGGATAATGTCAGATGTGTACTCTTTCATGGAATCGTCCATTTTTCTCTTAGATTCTGTATCGTTGGAATCATGGTAATGTCTGCGGTTCTCGCTGTATCTGTCATAGCTTTCGCCATATCTGGACTGCTTATGGTTCATTCCATCCATCCTCATATCACTACGATCTGGATGATATCCCATGCGGTACATATTACGTTCGAAATCTGGATTGTTCAGATACTCTTCCATCCAGTCATTATCTTCCATGTACAGATACGGATTGTATCCCATACGGCTTCCTCTGCCTTTTGGTGCAAATCTGCCGTTTGCATAACGATATCTGTCATATCCCATGCGTCCAAGATACTTCTCTTCCTGCTCGCATTCGTCCATAGCTTCTACGATTCTGTAATCTTTATCTGCACAAATCGCACACTTTACAGCTTCCATGCAGTCTTTCAGATCGTCCCAGTCTTGAGCACTGAGATTGTCGAAGCCATGTGTTTTGGCTTTTTCCATAGCCCATTTTCCCATTTCCATTGCAACTTTATGCATTACAGTGCCCCCTTTCTAACAGCCTGTGTAACAGGTGTGTCTGTTGTTGGGGCTGTACCATTAATTGCAGTTAAATTATTACTCGGACTACAAGCCGGGTTTCCTAGCATCTTGAATACTCCACCAGTTGCACTTGTAGCTACTCTGGTTGCGTATTTTGTTCTAGTTCTTACGCCACAAGCTGTAACCTGTGCACAGCAACGATTCTCTAGCGGATACAAAGTTGTTCCTGTTCCTATCTGAATCATTACCGGGGCAGTAATCGTAGTGGCTTCTGGTATGCTTTGTGCGATAACAATGCAATACTTTTCTCCATTGGAATAACTGCCTGCCGGGAGTGTAACCACAAGATTCCCACCAGTGAATGCGACAGACTGGCTTATCACAAGATGGTTGCAGAGCTTACAAACATTTTTACAACTCATATTTCTACCTCTCAATCAAATAAGAGGTGAGCCGCAACCCACCTCTTAGAATTAGTCAACCTCTAAGGGCGAGTTACTTAGCAGCAACCGTTTCCATATCCGTTGCATCCACCGTAGTAGGTGTTTGGATTTGGAACAACGTAGGCCGGGATAGCTGCCGGATTGATTGCATTGATTAACTGCTGAGTCTGAGAAGCCATAGCAGTTGTAAGTAATGCAGACTGACGATCCTGAGATGCAGCACGTTTCAGATCAGAGTTCTCAGCCTGTAACGTTGCAATCTTATCATTTACCATAAAGTCAAGTATTGCTCTAGCATTGCTGTTCTGGTTTTCGATAAGGTCTCTGGTGTTGTTGTTCATTGTGTTCTGGAGAGCACAAGTGTTGGTTGCCAGGTTGTAGTTGATACCCTGGATAGCTTCCCTGTTGTCGCAGCAACACTGAGCTAACTGAGACTGTAATGCGTTGGTATTCTGCATACCGGCTACAGTATCAGCATTGATAGCCTGCTGAACGCCGTTGAAGCCTTGAAGCATTCCGACATTCATGCCATTAAAGCCACTCTGCATGGTATTGTTAAGAGAATATGTGCTGTCACAGATACCCTGCTGAATACCTCTGATACCATTCTGAATATCATTAAGGGCGAATTCCTCATTAATATCTGAACGGGTAGCCCATCCTTGGAAACCGGCACCGTTCGCACCGTTTCCACCATTGCCACCGAAGCCGCCGCCCCAGCCGCCAAAACCTCCCCATCCAAAGATAGCAAAGATCAAGACAAGCCAGATAAGTGAAAAGCCATCACCGCCCCACATATCA